ATGGCATTAAATCTGGCGAAGGCCGTACTTGGTTACTTGAAGGAGCGGCCTGATGAGAAGCTGACTGCGCGGCAGATTGCCGAATGGATCTTCGTCACGTTCCCTGATGAATGCCAAGCGAAGAAGCAGAGCAGCCAGTACGTGAGCACGGACGCTGAGCTGGTGCAGCAGCTTGTCGCGGAAATCAGCTCGCAGCGCCCGCGCTTGCAGAAACGTCACCCAGAGTTGAAGACCACCGAGGGTCGGCCACGCAAGTATTACCACTCGGAGAAATCTGACGTCGCCGAAGTTGCGGCGGCTGAGGGCGTGGTTGCCGCTCCTATGGCAGACAGTAGCGATGCCAAGCTCGGGGAACACGCGATGTACCCGCTGCTCTCGCTGTATCTGTGGGAAGAGTTCGGGGTCTATTCGAAGCGAATCGACGAGAAGCGCTCATCCAACAAGCGAGGGCCAAACGGAAACCGTTGGCTGTACCCGGACGTAGTCGGGATGGAGGATTTGGGCGCTGAATGGCACCAGGAGGTTCGGGACTGCGTGAATCAGTACTCCGACAAACGCACCAAGCTGTGGTCGTTCGAGGCGAAGTTGCTGATCAACCGGTCGAACGTGCGTGAATGCTACTTCCAGGCGGTATCCAACTCGTCATGGGCCAATTTCGGCTATCTGGTCGCAGCGGAGATCGAGGGCCAGGATACGCTCAAGGAATTGCGGATGCTGTTTGCGGCTCACGGCATCGGCCTGATTAAACTGGATGCCGACAACCCGGCAGACAGTCAGGTGTTGATTCCTGCCCGCGAACGAGACGAGATTGATTGGGACATGGCCAACCGGCTGGCAACGGAAAACCGGGATTTTCTCGATTACGTGAAGCTGGTGAAGCAGTTCTACCAAACCGGCGAAGCAAGGCTGGCCGATTGGGATGTGCCCGAGGCGACCGACTGAGGAAGACTACTCGAGATGGCCGATGACATCAAGGCGTTGCTCGCCCCGCTGAAACGCGCCAAACCATTCATTGCGTGAGTCGGCGCGGGCCCGGCTCACGAGTAATGCAAAACCCTCGCAGCCTCTCTCTTTGGCAGAGGCGAAATCACTAATGTCAAATTTCGCTTCGCGCACAAGCGTCGTCGCGACCGTTTTCATGGCGGATTCGAATAAATCCAGCAGGCTCGCCTCCAAGACGTCGTCGATGTTGCGCGAGGTCACGTCGTCGATGACGGCGCGCTTGAATCGGTTGCTCATGGCTAATGCTCCTTGTTGGCGTGGATGACATGAACGCGCTGTTCGGGGATGAAGCCAAGCTGTTCCGGACATTTCTGGTTCAGGTGTTGCGAATCAGCAAAGTGGCCTCTGCTTCCCGGCGAGTGACAAGTCCCGGTAGAACTTTCCCGCCGCCGTAGATCCACCTGCGCAGTTCCTGACTAGCCGCGATCCAGTCCCGTTGGGTGACTCGCCGCCGCAGCGTAGACGTCTGCAGCCGCCCAGCCCCAAGGTTGAACGTGAAATCCACGATGGCCGCGAGCCGCTCTTCGGGCTCGGTGACCAGCACCGGGCAGTAGCGCAGCGTCGCAGCTAGTGCCGTTTGCAGATCGCTCGCCAGATAAACCTCTGCCTCACCTTCGGTGATCAGCGGGTGTTTGGGGTCGCAGAGGTGGCCATATCCAATAGTCCAGTACCCGGCCGGACAGATGTAAGGATGTGCGAGCAAGGGATCAGCCCTTGCCACCCGATGGAACCCCTCAAACCGCTTGGCCAAGTCCACGGCTGCTTGGGGTGCGCCAATCACGACCGACCTCGATCAAACACTCGGCCAAGGAACCAGAAGTTCAGCACACCAGCCCAAAGCGCCTGATCTGCCTCCGACCAAGCGGCCAGCACGGCAGCACCCCAGCCAGCCCCAGCGTTCAGGGCCGCAACGAACGCCACCGTCTTGGCCGCACAGTACAACGCCATCAGCCAGTAGGTGATGATTGGCCGCACGCTTGATGACAAGGCATCAGCCCACCAGACACCTGTTTTCTCGCCCTGGGTGCGTACAGCGTCACGCAGTGCCTCGATTGCACCCGTGTTCCATGCCGCGTCAGCTTGTGAGCCGATTTCAGCCATGCGCTGCGCACCACGAATCTTCTCAAATTCCAACGCCTTGTCCTGCATCGCCAGTTCGTGGCCTCGCTCGCCCTTGCGGTCCAGCCATTTCAGAAATTCAGGAGCCAGTCGAAAGGCCCCACCCAACAATCCACCCAGAAGTGTTTCGATCATTGGGCACCTCCGAACAGTTTGAGTTTGATCAGAGTGCCGGTCAGGATTGCCATCACCAGCCCGGTGACCACCATCTTGATGATGGTCAGGCCAGCAGTCTTCTTGGCTTCATTGAAGGCATCGAGCAGATTGCGCAGTTCGCGGATGTCGTGGGCCGCGTCCTCACCATCGAGACCCACCTCATGCAGGGCGTGACGCGCACCCCTCTCAGCCGCACGCTCAAGCATCTGCTCAAAGTCGTCGTGCGGCATCGTCACCATCTTGCGTCGTTCAGTTTGATTCGCTTCCATTTTTCATACTCCAAAAATGCGAAACCCGCCAGATGCGCGTGATGCACATCGAAGCGGGCTTCAGGTTAAAAATTGTTTTCTGTCGGGGTCAGATTTCAATGATTTCCAGACTCAGATTGGGTGCAACGGCTTCCAGAACGCCATCGCGCACAAAAACGCGCGCTCCCATGCTTGCGCTGCCCCTGGCCTTGACGGTGCCACCACCCGGCAACTGGACGGTGACAACACCGGTGCCAATTTCTGACACGGTGCCGACCTGTAGCGGTGGGTCAGACAGCAATTGCCTGAACTGCTCGTAAACGTTATGCATAGGTCTGCACTCCCAAGGTTTGCCAGACCTCTGGAAACCCGGCCTGCACTTGGGTGGATCGCACCAGTCCGATGCGGTCAATACCGCCATCTCGGTACTGGACAAAGGCACCGGGCTCAATGATTCCGGTCTCAGCCAGCACCGGCATATTCAAACTGACCTCAATCTGCCGACCGGTGTCACTCAAAACTGCCAATCCGCGCTGGCGGGCAACAGCAGCCTCAGAAATCAGGGCATCCACCACCATCGGTGCCAGAGAATCGCCAGCGGTGCCCGCCCGGGTCACCTGCGCCAGCACTCCGGCTTCCTGGCCTGAGATAAACACCCGGTTGTAGGACGGCTTTTCCAGCCAGCGCAGGGATTCCTTTTCCACGACATCGACTGGCAGAACAAAGTTGGGGGTCACAGTGGCCCATTCCCAGGGCGCGACTGGAAATCGGTGTCGCACGCGAATCGTCTGGTCTCTGGGGTGTGGCAGCAGATAACCACCGGCTGCCCCAGCAATGACACTCAAGGACTCAATCCATGTCCCTTGGTGCGAAAACACCCCGGCTGGTACGTTCCAGTCGGTTAGTCCCCAGTCCACGCTCCAGCCCATGGAGGCACCATTGATGGTCAGCACATCGTCCATCAACTGGCGTGCCGTTCGCGCCTGTGAGTTGGTGAACGTCATCACCGGCGCATAGGGTGCTGCCAGCACGGCATTCTTGCCGCGACCGGTCAAACGAATGCTGGTTTGCCCAAAGCTGCGTTCACGGCTGATGTTTTCAGCAAGGACTGCATAAGTGGTGCCGTTGACTGTGGCCAGCAGTTCCACCACGCCAGCGCCGTTTGGCTCGATCAGACTTTGCGCACTGTGCGGTAACACGGCATCAAATCCCCAAGCCCAGGAGGACGCATCAAGAGACAGGGACAAACTGTTGACCGGCACCTCCACCCCGTTGGATGCCCGGCGCAGACTGACATCGTTGATCACAAAGTACACCTTTCTGACCGCTACGGTCACAACGCCGATTGGCGGGGTTGAAGGAAATTCACACTGACGAGCCCCAAACATCAGCATGGGTGCCGCCAGTGGCGGACAGGCAAACAGCAAGGCTGTGCCCCAGCACGTCGGCTTAATGGGTGGGGTCGCCGGGATCAAATGCACACCGGGTCGCGGTACCCAAGCCTCCTGAAAGGCCGATGGCAGAAACCTCTTCAGTGGAACGGCAGCGCCAGCATGGCCCGTGTACCCCTTGTTGCGAGGGATCGCACCAGCCCAAAAGTTCTCGAGCCATGCGCGCCTGTCATGCAACCCGTCCTGAAAACGGCCCACGGCGCGAACGGTTGGCCCACGGTGGCCTTCCTGGAAGGGACTGGTGCTGTTCACTCGTCGATCAGCCAGCCCGTCCGACCAATTGGCATGCAGGCGTGACCGCGTCGCGCATCCATCCTGAAACTGCGATCCAACTTCTCGGCTGGAACGAATTGCCTCAACATAACTCGGGCTCACGCCCTGGCGGATCGAGGCAGCGTTATGCGCTTGATCCGTCGCGCCAGCATTGGTCGCTTGGGCGTGCTGCTGTGGTTGGGTCAGGCCGGACTCATTGACCAGCGACACCTGCGACCAGGTCTGCACCTGCGCCACCATCGGCCGTTGCGTCTGGCTCTGGTACTTCACAGCGACCGTACCGACCAGATCAGGCAATACCGCTTGCCACGCCACCGGCACACCAATGACCAGTCGCAATTGGGTGACCAGCTCTGGCAGCGCACCTGAGACTTCGAGCAATGAGTCCGGGTGCGTGCTGGTGTCACTGTCACCAAACACAAAGCGGGTCGGATGCACCCTGGGCGGCTGGGCAAACACCAGATCGGTGATTTTGGCGTTCGAATCAGCAACACCCTCACCAAACACCAGATCCAGCGCGTCAAGGAGCGGTGTACCAGCAAAGACCAAGTTTTCTGGCACCGCGTGAACCCTCACAAATCAAAGAACATCAAGTCAAAGTGCATTGCCCCAACAGCGCACGCGCACCGGCGTAAAGCACCGTGCCACTGGTGCCCGAGAGTTTGAAATCTCCGGTACCAGCAGCGTCCGACACCGAACCATCGGCCACCACTTCATCCCGCCCATTGATCCAGCGTGCCCAAAGCGCAGTGCCAGTCTCCAGAATCAGGTCACCCGAAGGCTCTGACTGCTTGAGTGCCAGCACGCTGGCATTTATCTCACCGCACGGCTTGGCCAGCAGGATCTCCACCAGCAGCCCACCACCTGGATCACCGCCGGTTGCTGGCTGGGTCGTTGCGTACAGTCGAATGCGGCTGTTTTGCGGGCCAGCATCCGCAAACGTCAGTGTTCCGGTTAGCCGCGCCAGCTTGTGCGCAGGAGAAATGGCCAGCGTCATGGCGACTGCTCCGTCATCAACTCAGGCACCACCCGATCAGCCACCACCGCCCGAAAAGCTTGCGTGTGGTCGTAGCTCACCACGGTGTAGGTGGTGTACGTGGAAACCCTGCCAAACGAATATGCACCGGTAGCCGCTTCGCTCCATGTCTCACGGATAACGGCACGAGTGGATTCCTCGATCAGCAGAACACGCCGCCGCACTGGTGTGGCTGGTGTGTTTTTGACGGTGCCCACCACCTGGCCGACACCACCGAAGTAGATGTCGTGGTGGCCCAAGATCGGAACCAGCGCTTTATTGCGAACTCCCAGTCCATCGAGCGCCTGCATTGGTGCGGTGTTGATGCGCCCAGTGTTGTCACCCAGACCTTGTGTTGCCAGATTGACCGTTGGAATGGTGTTCACCCGACTCAGGTCAGTGCCGTACCCATGAAAAACCACAGGTGGCCCCACCACAGCCAGGCGAACCTGAGCTTCCAGGTCTTGCAGATCGGTCAGGCTGGCAACTCCGTCGAACATGCCCAGTGCCGATAAATTTGCATACATGCCCCAGGATGAGGGCCAATTGGAGCCAACACTGGAGAGCAAGCTCAGTGGCACGGAGAACTTCGCTCCCACCCAAGTTCCGTTGCAGTAATACTGGTAGCCACTGGCATCAAAAGCGATGGCGACGAACTTGACCGCTGCCCCTGTGGGCAGTCCGACCGAGTTTGCCGAGCCTTCGCAGCGAATTTGCCCATGTGGGCTCAGTGTCGTGACATCTGTCTCAATCAGCAGTGCATGGAAGTTGCCAGCCACCCCGTAATCAGAAAACAGCATCACCCGTGGATTGACGTGACTCACCAGCGCCATCAGCACGCCAGAAGTCGGACGAGTCACCCGTTGGTAGATCCAGCCAGCACCCACCCCTTTGACGCAGGTGATGGATTGAATGGGGTTGGTTCCTACCACCACCAGACTGGCTGACTGGCCCGCCATGTCCGCATGGTTACCGCCACCTGTCAAATCGGTCAAAACCGAGTTCGACTCGAAATGTGAGGAGTCATACGCAATAATCGGGGTCAACCCCGGAGCACTTGTCCACCAGTTCATGGCTTACCACCAGGGCCCGGTGATGTCATAGGCCAGTGTCGCGGTGTAATTGCCACTGCTGACACCATGCGCGACTTTGAGCAGTAGAAAAGTGCGCCCTGGGTAACCCGCCACGCCCGAGATGGTGTCTAGGTGGTTGAAACTAGGGCTGTCGTTATGCACCCAGAACATGCCTGGCATCCTGCCGCGCAAGTGGGAGCTTTCACGCAGCAAGGTCGGGTGCAGGATCATGCTGTAGTCCGGCCCATTGGGCCAACTGATGCCCGTGCTGTAACCTGAGGTGGTTTGGCCGTTGTTGGTGTTCAGGCTGGTGAACGAAGCACTGACGTTGTTGCCGATTTGCAGATAGCTGCGCATCAGAATCTTGCCTGTGCCGTCCAGGGTTCGCGGAAATCGTGAGCGCCAGTCGGAGGATTGATAGCCTTCGCCATCAAAACTGCTGTTCGGTATGGACGCATAGTTATAGGCCTCCTGCGCGCACAGCAAGGTGTTGAAACCGTCGGCACTGCGGTAACTCTCGAAGTCGGTGAAGCACTTGCCGCCCAAGCCGCCCGAACTCCAGGTGTCATTGAAGATGTAAAAGCCACGATCATCACCCACCAAAGTCCACGGGCGGTTGAAAACGGACGCGCCGTAGTGGTCGTAGGCGTTGCCATCTGACCTGGCGTAGTACCACTTGTACCAACCGTCATACACACCGGCACCGGAACCGGTCGCGATTTCGTTTCGTGTGGGGTAAGCGCTGTCAAATGGAGCCCGGGCACCGACGAAAGTGTCAATATCACTCATGCCTTGGGCCATGGTCACCTTAGCCTTTTTGGCGTAAGTGGTGGTGTAGGCAGGATCACAACCGTCGTCCACCCGCAGGTAGGGACGATTGGAGAGGACATTTCTGCTGCGGTAAGCGCGCTTGTTGGTGGCGGTAAACGCAATCTCCCAGCCCAGGGGTGCCACCTTGGAGGTGATGCTCGCTCCAGTGGCCGGGCTCACAGGCGTGCCAGTGATGGCGTAGGTGAAGGTGCTGGTCGTCACAGCCACCACACGCACCTCGCCGTTGTACTCGTTCTGGTCTGCGCCAGAAATGGTCAAGACCTGACCCACCCAGTACAAATGCCCTGCGGGAATGCTGGCTGTGGCGACACCGGCGACGCTGGTCAGCGTTTCGATGGTTTTGAGGTTGAAACCAGTGACCAGCACCGCATCAAGCAGCGCCGTCATGCAGCCCCAGTCGTTGGTCAGTTGAGGGGCACCTTGCATGGTGTTGGCGTAGTATTTGACGGGCAGTGTCATGAAAATCAGTCCTTAAACGTTATTGAAAAAATTCGGGTTCAGGGGCGATCCACATCGCCACGCGACAGCAAAGTGAAGGAGTGCTGGATGCCTGTGTTGGGTCCTTGCTGGATGGTTCGCACCACCCACACCGGTGTCATTGCACCGACGGTGTTAAAGCGCAGCATGTTTCCCGCCGCCCAGCCGATGCCCCAGCCCAATGCAGGAACCTTGAAGTACGGTGTGTTGGTAGCAGGGTTGTTGGGGCTCAAATCGGTGTTGGTGCTGCCAATGGCAATGACCCCGACGTGCTCACCAATGACGTTAAAACTCGTGGTGTTGGTGAACACCAGTGCCCAGCGTTCACTGACTGCGCCCTTGTTGGTCACCACAATCGGTGCCAGCACGTCGTTGAACGTACCCGTGGCCGCCGTGCCGCTGACACCGTCAAGCCAGGTGGTGCCGTTCCAGGTCGCCTGATCGAACAGCACAGACACCCGTGCTTTGAGGTCGCCAGCGACCAACGCGCTCGAGACAAAGCTGCTGGGTGGACTGGTGACGGGATAGTCATGCGTCAGTGGCCGCGTGAAGGTCAACTCGCCACTGATCTGCACATCACTGACCACCGCCATGTCTTCCACCCGGTGCTCTATTCGCACGGGCTGGCTGTAACCAGCCACCGCTGTGAAGGTCACCATTCCGGCTTCCAAATCAACTGAGTAACCGGCGTTGATGACATTGCCATCAAACCCGACCACCCGAACCCTACTCAAACGCACGCGTGCGCAGTTGATGGTCTGACCGTTGGCGACAGTCGCCGTGATGGATTGGGTATTGCCCACCACCGCAAAACCGCCCGGCCGAAAGATCGGCACGCGCCCGTCGCTGGGCAAGCGTACCGGGTCAATGCCGAGGATATTGGCATCCAGTGGCAGATAGCTGTAGGCCACGGCTGCATAACGAATGGAGTCGGCCATGACGGCGGAAGCCACAAAGATATGCCCACCGATGATTTTGGACGCGTCATACCAGGACTTGGTCTCATTGCCAGCGGCTAACTCCCATTTGCCAAAGGCCAGCGACACAATGCCGGTCTCATAGTCCACCTTGCCTGTGACGTTGGCCGACTCAATCTTGCCGTTGGCATCCGATGTGACGATGTGCGAGACCTGAGCGTCGTCGTCAGCCAGCACAAACTGCACCGCCAGACTGGACGGACGAATGGGTGCCGTGCTGGTTCTGAATTGCACGTCAGTCACCGGCATCGGACTCTGACTGGTCACCATGCTGGTGATTACCCCCGAATTCGTCGCACCCACTGGCAGCACGGTCAGACTTGCCATGCCGGTCGAGTAGTTGATGCTGCCCGAGGTCAACCCTGAACCGGTCGCCGGATCGATGTTGGTAATCAGCGAGCCCTGACGATCAATAAAACGTGTACCACCCAGTGTGAAGCTGCACGACCCGCCCACAATGGGCTCACTTGAGCTTTGCGTCAGATCGACCGCAAGCTTCACCGGAAACACCTCGGTGTTGGTGTTGCCAGCAGCGCTGGTGCGGTAAGTGACCTTGACATACCCGGACATGTCGGTGGGCATGATGGCCCCGATGGTCTGGTAGATGAAGCCGCCAAAGACCGTTTTCTCAGTAGCCAGGGTGCCGGTGTACCAAGCGTTGTCAATCACTTGGGTGCCGATGACCACCTTTGTCCAGTTGGGCTTGGGCAGTGCAATCACAGTATCTGGCTTGAAACTCAAAGTGCCAGCGGCGTAATTGATCACACCTGCGCACTCAGGACGCGTTTGAAATCCGCCAGCACCGTTGTCATGGACGATGACGATGGGGTCGACGCGGGGTTTGTAGGTCAGCGAGAGCCAGCGGGTCGAAATCTGGCCCTCAATGGTCAGGTCTTTCTCGTCATACACCGTGTTCCACTCAACCTTGACGGTGCGCGCCAGCACGTTGGGGTTGGCCAGAACGATCTCGATGTGACCGTCGGGCGCGAAACGCTCGGGTGCCTGGAAACTCTCTTCAATCGGCGCTCCCCACGAGTATTCAATGCCGACCTGTGCGCCAGAGCTGGGCAGGATCAATGGTTTGAAGGTGATCACGCCATCCAGATAATCCACTTTTCCAGTGGCGTCCCCAGTGAGCAGCCCCTGTCCGTTGTCAGTGGCGGTTTTATTCACGCCACCTGTCACCCAGGTCAGCGTGACCGTGCTTGGCGCCACGCCAGGGTGGGCCAGAGTGAATACGGATTGGGCGGCAATGGCAACACCATAAACAGCCGTGTCGGCAGTGGCCAGCCCATAGGTGGCGAGCACCTGGGTACCCGCATCGGGCAAGGCAGCAAGGGTGACCATCATCGATCCGGTATTGAAATTGAGCGTGCCAGCGCCCACCGAGCCAAAGGCACTGCGCAACTGGCCGTTACCCGCATCACGCAGGGTGTACCAACGGCCCTGGGCGCGATAACTCAGTGCAAAACTGCCCGGTTTTGGCGCAGGATCAAAGATCGCCACCAAGGTGCTGGAGCGCGATTCGGCTGTGACCGCCCAACTGGCGGTGTGAAGTGAACGCACCGGTGTTGCAGCCGGTGTGTAGATGATCGTTTTAGCCCCGGCGTAGCTCACTGCGGGATCGGTGATTGAAATCAGCCCATTGGCGTAATCCACCGCACCTACTGCGCTGCCCGCAGCAGACAACAGGCCGCCATCGTCGACCAATGTCAAGCTGCCTGTGGTCAGTTTGAGCGTATTGGGCATGATGGCCTGACCCACGCTGATGGTGTGAGAGGTGTTGAGTGCCACCGATGTCGTGATCGTTAACGGCCCGCCCGCAGCAGACAAAACCACCTGTTCACCGTTGGGTTTCAGATCAACCAGTGGTGTTTCAGTCTGGGCACTCGGCACCAACTGCGTATAGACGCTGCTGGCGCGAATGCTGAATGTCCCAAGATTGGCGGCAGCGGCCAGCGGCACCACGCCCACATAGGAGCCAGCATCTGCCACCGTCGTGTCTCTAACTTTGGTCGCGCCCGCTGCCGGAGCCGCCTTGGCGTTGCCTTCCGAACCCTGAAAATCCGTGCGCAGTGCATCGCTGATAGAACAGGTCACCACGTTCATGTCGACCATCTTGCCTTGGCTGTCCTCGAACTTGCGCTTGACGGCGCTGACCTCAGTGGTTCGGATGTACTGGTTTCTCTCGTTGGTTGCCCCCTCGTTTTGCACCAGCACCATGGTCTGGCCGATTCGAGGCAGTTCAGCATCCACACCCTGCAAAATTTGCACGGCACGCTGGCCAGCGATATGGTTTTCCAGCAGCATGCCGCCCCACATCGGCCCTTTGGTGAGATAGCTCTCCACCCTGGCCGATGCGGCGTCACGCCGATCAAAGGTATCGCGGGTGCTGAACAGCGTGACACTCACATTCGGATCCGCTGGCGGCTCTGAGACGATGATGTTCGAGCCCATGTAGGTGTCGGTGTCCATCGTCTGCACAGAGACATGGAGTTTGCGCAGGTTCACCCGACCACCAGCACGGTCGAGTTCAGAGATATCGGGAAAGATGGCGTTTGATGTTCCGTCCGTGATGACTGTGGCTGTGGGTGCGCCACCGCCCTCGGGCACGTCGTCCATGACTTGGGATGCGACCAGTTTGATGTCGCCAGTGAGAATGGGCATGTCAACTCCAAATAAAAATCAGATTTGCATCAGCTTCAAAGTGATGCGGTAGAAGTCCGCCTCTGACCGTGCTGGAAACCCGGTAACGGGCTCGGCTTCAAGGGCCCCGTCGGCATGACGAAATGCCACAGTGAAAACTCGGGCATCGGTGAGCGTCAACTCAAAGCGGCCACTGACCGAGTCAAGTGGCAGTGCCACCCAGTCGCGCAGAACATTGACAACAGATCTCGCGACCCATGCCATGTCGGCGGCACCCACCAGGGTGATGGCCCGCCCCGCTTGCCGTGTGGCCGACTGCACCAAGAGGGAACCAGTGATCAGGTAAGACACGCTGGAGACCACTGGACTCCAGCCGTGTTCATCGCTCCACAGCAAATCGTCAGGCAGGGTCAACGTGGCCCCACTGAAGAGGTTTTTAAGTTCCATGAGGATTCGCCCTTAAAAAGCCCGAGCTTTGGCTTGTTTCAAGATGTCGAGCAGGCGCGACTCATCCCTGGCATCGACCGTGGCCGACACACTGCGGTTTCCCGCTGCCAGTTCAACCCGCACAGTGCGCACCGGTGCAGCGTCACCTGCAAATGCAGGTCTTGGCGCAGCCATAGATGAAGCCAGTGACTGCACCAGCCCCCCACTGGAAAAACCTTGGATCTGGCCCTGAACACGCGCGGCCAAGGCTTGCGCTGGTAGGCTCAGGTTGTTGAGTGACTCAAAAAAGCCGGTGCCAAACCGAGATACGGCCGACCGGTTGACCACGTACTCGCCCGGAGTGAGCATGGCAGGAACCGTGTCGGACCTGGAAATGCCGCCGCCGCGAAAGAATTCGCCCTGATGCAACTCCATGTAATCCATGAGTTCTCGCTCAAGATCTTTACCATAGACCAGTGGCTGCGCCATGGCTTGCCGCCAAGTGCCTTTGATGGCATCAATCTTTTGCTTCTCGTTGGCAGTGAGTTGGGACCGATTGGGAATGGACTCCAGCGTTTGACGGTCAGTTGCAGCCTGCTGGCCATAACTCTTCATGGTCTGCCACTCCATGTCGATGCTCAGCGCCGCGCCATAGTGGGCTCGAAGCCAATTGGTGTACTCCCGCATCGCACCCAATCCCATATCGATCATTTTTTGCGCCTCAAAGGCATCCCGATTGCGTTTGATGGAAGTGGGTCCGGTTGGCGTCACTGCGCCGCCGGTCGCAAAGTGTGCGATGCCAAAGCTTGAGACACCGTTGGCCAGTTTGGACAGAACACCACCGCCGTACTTGCGAACCGCTGCCTTGCGCAGCACAAATGCACCCGCGTCCAGCGTGCGCGGCACTGTGTCCTGATCGCCCGAGCCCGGCACGGAGCCACCGGTCATACGGGCAAATGCCTGGGCAACTGGTGATGCCACAGAACCGCCGACCGCAAAATGCGGCACACCGGCACCCACCAGACCACCCGTGGCATTGGTCTCGACCTTGGTCACATAGATCGTGTGCGTGCTCGACGTGTTCATGCCGTTGAGGCTGGAGATTTGCGAGCGTGCCGCGTCGGCATTGGTGTTCACACTGTGCTGCGACTCGGTCCGGATGCGACCCAGTGCATTGATCATGCCTTCCACATTGTTGATCGAGGCTTGAGCTTTTTCAGAGGTGACCTGTAACTCGATCAGCGAGTTTTGCTTGGCATAGACGGTCAGTTTGTCCAGCGCCGCTTTGGCCTGACTGACATCTGCGTCGACAGGCAGCGTCTTGCCCTCTTTGAGCAAAGCTTCATATTCCTGGAGCTTTTTCTGGGCCTGTTCCAGATCGGCCTTGATGATCAGCAGCCTTTCCTTCTCGGCCATTGCCTTATCAAGATCAGCCATGGCTTTGTCAAACCGGCTGGTGTCAGCGTCCAGCGTCACTTTCAAGCCATCTTTGAGCTTGGCGGTAATCTGGTCTATCTGTGTTTCCGTGTCCGTGAGGGTCTGCTTGATCTGCTCCCGCGCTGCTACTGCCGCTTGGGCTGCCTGTTTGTGCGCCTGTGCTTGAGCGTCCAGTGACTTATTCAGGATGTCCTCGGATTCCCGAATGGCTTGAATGGATCGGTTGACACCGTCCTTGCCCTGAGTGATCGCCGCATCGGACTCCTTGGTCTTTTGCGCCAGTTCTGCGCGCAGGGCATCAGCCTGGCGCATCAGGTCGGCAGCCTTGTCGTACTCCTGTTTGCGCGATGCCTCACGCGCCTGCGACTCCAGTGTCACGACCTGGGTGTGCGCCTGCTCAGATTGTTTCTTGGCTTCTTCCGCCTTCTTTGCCTCTGCGGTCTGGGTGCTGCCCACTTGAACCGCCAAATCCATGGCCTTCTGCGCCAGTTGTTTGGCCTGCTCAAATTCACCTGCGGCCAGCGCATCACGCGCCTTGCTCTGCAACTCGACAATCTGGCGTTTGCGGTCTTCCGTGGCTTCAAACTCTGTCATGCCTTGACGGCGCAGCTCACGGATTTTTTCCTCCGTGGTCATCGTCAGTTGACGTTTGGCTTCTTCAATGCGCTGGATTTCCGCCAAATGCCGGTTGGCTTCAGCGTTCAAGGTATCGATGTGAGCGCGGTATTCCGTGGCGGCTGTGACCATCGACTGGCGTTTGGTTGCCAGAATCTCATTTTCGACCCGTGTCACGTTAGCGCTGCGCTCGGCTTCTGTTGCGCCTTGCTTGGCCGCTGCTGCCACCCTGGCGCTGGACTCGTCATCGATGAGTCTCAGTGTGTCTGTGGTGGCCTTTTGACGCAAGGTGGTCTGCTGAGTCAGTGCATCGGTGAGCAGCAGGGTTGATTTGCTGATCTGGGTCGCTTGCGAGGCAGACGATAACTCCAATGCCGTCTGCTCCTGCTGGTACCGTGTTTTCACAGCATCAACCTGTTTTTGCAGGTTGGCCTCGACCATGGCAGTCAAGCCTTTGTACGCCTCAGCCATTTTTGCTGTCGCATCGGTCACCACGCCGTTAGCCTTGGTGACCGCCTGTTCGACCTCACCCAGCCGGGATTTAAGCTTTTCCACGGCCGAGTGAACAGCCTCAACGCCACGACCGACCGCTTCTTGGGTGCCCTGACGCACAGCTTCCAGCTTTTTGGCAATCTCTTCTGCCGTGGTGGCCGCAGTGGTCATTGCTGCCTTGGCGGTGTCGGAGCCCTTGGTGGCATCCGCATACATCTGGGCAAAAATCACATTCATCTCGGCCAGCCGGGCTTCGTGGCGCTTGGTGGCCGCATCAATGGTGTCACTGGTAAAGATCGCAGCAAACGCCTCCCATCGGTACTGCAACTGCTCAACCGCTTTGACCAGAATTTCGACCATGAAGATGCCAGCCTTGCGCACGATCTCGAATTTCTTGGACAACCAGGTTCCGATTTCCCAGCCCACGGCGAACGCACCGAGCACGGCAAAGGCTGTCTTGAGCAGACCGACGCTGGCAATTGCAGCCGTCACCGACAAATTGGCGGTGGCCCAGGCCGCAGAGGTGGCGGTGGCAGCCGTGATGGCTGCGGCCCCGGCGGTCTGCCAGGCTGTGACCAACGCTGGCAGCAACCGGTAAATGAGCACCGCCAAGCCCACCTCGGCAATTTTTTTGAGCCACTGCATGACCGTATCCAGATTGGTGGCGAGCCAAGTCAGGCCATCGGCGAGTTTCTTGGTGATGCCTGTGGCCGCATCCACCTGCGCTACCCACTGCCCGAAGGCGTTTTGCAGGCGCTGAAAGGCCTGACTGACCGTTGCAGGCAACTGAGAATATTCAGCGGCAAGCTTGTCCTTTTGGCTCATCAAGGCGTTGACCACCACGTCAGCGGTGAGTCGCCCCTCTTCAGCCAGCTTGCGCAGCCGACCAATGGGCACGTTCAAGCCATCGGCCAGGGCTTGGGCCAGACGCGGACTGTTCTCGACCACGGAGTTGAATTCTTCGCCGCGCAGCACACCAGATGCCAAGGCCTGGCCGAACTGCAACAGGGACGACTGGGCTTCTGTGGCCGACGCACCGGACAGTCGCAAGGCCTGCGAGATGCTCTCCGTGATGGTCAAAGCATCTTTCTGTTCACCACCGAGCATGCGCACCGCTTGCTGCAACTTGCCGTACAGAGTAGAGACTTCCTGAATGGGCACGCCAATGCGCTGAGCGATGTCGAACAGCGCCTTTTGTGCGATGACAAATTCATTCTGACCGGCGGTTGCCAGTTTCAAGCGTGCGCCCATCATATTCCAGGCATCGGCAATCTGGACGATCTCCTGCACTTTGCCCGCCGCCCAGTTGATCGACAGGAATGCCAACAGTTGCGTCTTTGCGGTCGCCACCTGATCGCCAAACGCTGACATGCCTGCCTTGACCTCGGCCATACCGCGCGCTGCCTTGTCGCCAGCGGTCTTGGCCGTCGATGCCAACTCACCCAGGCTTTGCTGGGCGGAATTGAGGGCGCGTTTGAGCCCGTCATCGGCACCTTCAAGGGCGACTAAAACGGCGATACGGTTGTTGGCCATGGGTCAGTTCAATGTTTGAAAGTCATCCGACCGTGCGGATTTGTTGTTCGATGCTTGCTGCCAGTCGTGGGATGCGCCGTACCACCAGTCGCTCGATATCAAGTCGCTTTTTGAGCATGACGCGCGGAACGAGTACCGCAATCGGAATATCAGCACCACGCTTCAAGCGTTTGATTCCTTCAGCTTTTCGGTACCGGCGTTTGAATCCAGCCAAGGGGCGGTCGTGCTCTTTGATGTTCTCGGCCATCAGCACCACGTTGCCCTTGGCGTTTTTGATGAAGTAAGCGTTGCCGCCCCGCATCAGTTCAGCGATCTGTGCCTTGAAGCGCTTGCGGCCAACCCGGCCATGCAGGGGAATCAGCATCTTGGCCGAAATGGTCCCGCCTTTTTCATGCATGCCAACCCATGGAATGCGCGAGCCCACGTACAGCGCTGGTAAGCGACTGGGGTCTTTGTCTATCACGTAGGCAGAAAACCCCTTGAGGAAGGTCTTTTTGACCACCGTCAGTTGACTGGCCACCTGGTCGCGCACGTCCGTCTTAATCTCAACTGCCTCTTTCGCCATGGCCTTGGCCACCGCCTTTTTGACCTTGTCACGAAACTCCCCGCCCCAACGGCGTAGCTGGGCTTGCGCGGCAGCGCTGTCGATTCGGATGGAGATTTTCATGATGGGTTTGATGCAGTGGTCAGACGTTCAAGCGATTGATCGAGGTTTTTGGAGTCGCCCCTGCTGCCAATGGCAATCAGGGACAAGAGTTGGGCATCACGCGCGCTGTCCATACGCACAACGGCCTCTGCAAAACCTCTCAACTGCGCCAGCGTGTAGTCCAAGATGTCGGGCAGCCGGTGGCCGTGCCCGATCAGGCGCTGGGTGAGGTCGAACCAGTGTTGGCTGCCCGAATGCCCTGGCCCAGACTGAACAGACCGTCGAGTTTGGGAATCACCGTTCGGGTAAAAAAATCAGCGTTGACCTCCATCACCTTGGCTGCCAACAGCAACGCGTCGTCCGCAGCCAGGTCATCCACCCACTCGCGCGGTTTTTTGACTGCAATGCCGATGGCGTTCAACAAATCGTCACCACGCTCGCCAAACAGCGCCAGCCAGTTGATTTGCGGCTGGCTCAATTGCGCCATCACGGGTGCGATCACCCGCAGGAAAGCAGGCAACTGGCCCACTTTGAGGGGGGATATCGCAATGGTTTCGCCTGCCACCTGCACCAGGGTGTCCTGGGGAATGAGTTTTTCCAAATCAGTCATGACGCGCCTTTCAGATTTGGACAATGCGGCCGAACTGGCCCAGCGTTGCATCGAAAGGCTTGCTGGAATCGGCCAGCAAGGAGCCTTCCATTTCGAACTTGTTGTATTCGTTGGAGATGAACGAGATTTCCTTCAAGGGATCAAACGCCACCCGGTACAACTCCACCAAGACCTTTGCATTACCGTCGGCGGTGTTGATGCCCTCCAGCCGAAGGAAACGCTCTGGCAGGGGCTGGGTGAAGATGCCAATCTCAGTAGTGACACCGAAGGCGTAGCTGGCCTTCAAGGGTGCGGCGTAGGCCACGGCAGGTGTGCCTCCATCGTTCAGACGCAGCAACTGGATCGCCCCAAAGTCTTTATCGACCGTGTAGTCCACCCCTTCGACAAGCGTTGCGGGTGTGGCGCTGCTGTCCAGAATCACCAGGCTGGCTACCTTGGGGTGAGCCAGGAAATAGCGCTCGCCGACCAAGGGAGAAGCGCCCGCCAATGGCTCATTGGTCACAGTGCCGGGCGTGCCGACCACATAGTTGCCGTACAGGGCCAGCGCAAGGTTCTCTTTGGTGAACTCTTCGATGGTCAGATTTACTGTGGCGGACTTTTGTTTGACCATGCGGTGATCGAGCGTGCGCTGACCGGTTTGGCTCTCGTAATGCTCCAGCACGTCGGTTTTGAGCGAGAGTTTCAACTCGGCCACGTTGCCGGGTGAGCGAACCTCGATGGGGTTGCCTTCAACGTCACGTTTGCCAAGGTAAACACGGCCCTGGAATGATGCATAGGTACTCATGGTTTGGGATCCTTAAAAGTTGAAATAAATAAACAGAAAAATGGAAAAGTGATTCAGGCTTGAATGGAAATGTCAGCAATCAGGGTGCGGTAGGTGATCTGGTAGCGAGCAGATGTACTGGCAGCAACCCCGTCCGCGTCATCCACTTCCCATTCGGACTCGACTTCCCTTACACCGAGAGCCAGACCGCCCAGGTTGACGTCACTCATCAGGGCGGCATGCGCCGCGCAGAGCAAGGCATCCGCTTGGGTTTCGGCAACGTCGGGTGGAACCGCGCGCGCCAGTGCGGTGATACGCACTGTCAACTCGCGAGTGACCCGGTCGTTGGCGCGATCAGCCAGTGACTCAGTCTCAGGAAACACCACCAACGATGGGCACTGGTCGCGCGTGATCGACACGCTGGGCGTGCGCCACACAGTGGCTGCCTGATCCGTGGCGACCGGGGTCAACCGCGCCACCAGCGTCTGCAAAATCCGTTCACGAATGGAGTTCGCTGCCATGGGATTTACACCCGCATCAGTTTGGCGCGCACTTCGGACCCGTCGCCCACGGCCGTGACTTCTCGCACCTGATACGCGACACCCTCGATCTGCACTGATTCGCGGGATTTGAGCCCCACAAAGCAGGAGTTCGGGTAGGTCATCTCGTATTCAGTGCTGACACCAAGCCCTGCGAGCATTTCCTTGTCAGGTGCAGAAAATCCGACAGAATGCGTCTGCGCTGCACCGCTATCGGTGGGTTGCCAGTCGCAGGTCTTGAGAAACCCGACATTGGCAGCAGCCAGATAGATTTTTTCGACCAGTGTGGTCATGGGTTTAACCCGATCACGTCGCGGTCAGGCGCACCAACAGGGCTGGACGCTGGCACAGGGGCAGCGGGTTGCTCTGGGTGTGCAGGTCAGTGCCACGCTCAAAATGTCGCGGTGCCTGCTTGGCATAGATGGGTTGCCCCAGCGTGTTGACCGTCTCGTTGAAGTCAGCCGGTGCAAAGTAGGTGGCAAAGGTGTCAATCGTGCCCAGCGGGAACGCATGCGCTTCGCCCGCTTCGATGTACGGTTTGGTCACCCAACCACCGGAACCATCGGGTACGCTGGCTTCACCGGCATATTCCTCAAAGGTGACCCCTGCAAACGGGAAGCCTGAGCGCATGTCGGAGCGCAGAATCTGGCTCTCGTTGAACAGCCGATACGCATCGACCACGCTGGGGTGGGTCACCAACTTGGTGAAGAACTCGGGCGAGACCAAGCACTGCACGCTGCTCATGCGTTCACCCATCAGGCTTTTGCCAAGGTAGCGCTTGAGATCGAGACATTTTTCCAGCACGTTGGTGGTGTCGACGTTGAGTTTGAAGCTGATGGTTTTGGGCGTGATCTTGAATTCGTCGTACAGATTGACCAGAACCCGACCATCCGCGTCGAGCACGATGCCTTTCAAAGCGCCCATGCGCAGGTACTCCAGGGTGGCCGCATGCTTGGTGCGCATGTTGTCCAGGTGCTCGGCCAGTACCGCCGCAATGGAGGCAAATTCGTTCTCGGTGCCAAACGAGCGCAGGCCAGAGACTTCTTCGGGCAGCACCACGTCATCGTGCGGGATGTGCGGAATCACAAAGCTGCGCAGCGTGCGTTTTCCACGAATGCCGACCGTGCCAGGTGAGCCCACAGGCAGGCTGGGCAGCAAATTGAGCACACCGGCCTTTTCCTCCAGCACGATGGTGCGGGTGCGCACCGGCTTGGCGGCAAAAAGACCCAACTGGTCGAGTCGGTCGTAGCGGTTGGGCAGCAGGTTGATCGCGGCTGTCAGCGATGCCATTGAAAAAGCAGGATTGAGAAACGGGTTGTTGATGGCCATGATGGCTTTCCTTCAAAAAGTGGGATGAGTGGGGCGAATTGGCTTGCAGATCAAAGCGGATATCAGGCGCTTTGGCGCACCAGAATGCCCACGGTCTTGAGCTGGGCCACTGCTGCATCGCGCTCTGCCACGGTGATGGCCGCAGGCCAGGTGAGTGCGTGCTGGGCCACCGCGCCATGGCGCGCCAGCATCAGTGCGTCGTCCCGGTCCACCAAGTAGGCATCGCAGTCCTGCAACAACACACCACAGGCGAGTTGGCTGCCATCGGTGGCACTTGGATCAAGTTGTTTGACCTTGCCGGTGGCGGTCACCAGCCCAAGTACGGTGCCAAGTACCAGGGTTTGGCCAGCAGTCAGTGTGGCGCGGTCGCGCGAGTAAAAGCCTTCGTCTTCGTACTTGAGCAAGTCGCCCAGATTGAGGGTTTGTTTGATTTCAGCCATGGAGTTCTCCTATTGGTGAGGGGGTCAGGTGGGATTTAGCGAGCACCGATTCGGGCTTTGACGGCGGCAATTAGCGGGTTGTCAGGCGAAGCCGGGTTGGAAGTGGCCATTTCCTGGCGCACGGCAGCATTCGGGTCAATGCGGCTGACGATTTCCGTGGATTGCTGCGCCATTGCCGTGAGCAACTGGCTGCGCACCTGACTGGGTGCCACTTTGGCTTCCAGAAAGCCAGCGATCAGGTCGGTGCGTCCAGCCAGCGTGCAACTTTGCGCGACTTCAATCGCATCAGAAACCGCAAACACGGAGTCGGCGGGTGAAGTGGCGGCCGCCGTGGCGGCAGATGTGGTGGTATTGATACCAGTTTGGGCGAGCACAGGAGTGGGTTGGACGGATTGCGTCATGGGAATTTCCTTTTCAGGTGAGGTTTCAGGGAGGGTTTGACTGGCAAGCAGCCGGGAGAGCGAGGGAACTGGTGGGGTCAGCATGGAATTGATCTGCCTGATCGCGTCATCGAGCGTTCCCACGTCATCAGCCAGACCAGAAGCAACCGCATCTGCGCCGAAGTAAAGGGCGGCTTGGGTGCTTTTGATGGTGTTCACGCCCATGTGCCGGTGTTTGGCCACCGTGGTTGCAAACAGGTCATAAATGCGGTTGACCTCACCCTGCAAAAAGCTGTGTGCTTCACCCGAGATGGGTGCGTGCGGGTTGAGATCGTTTTTTCGATCACCGGCAAAGACTGCGGTGTAGGCAATACCGTCTTGCTGGTCTTTGACCGACTGGTCAACGTGCATGGCAATCACGCCAATCGAGCCCACGCCACCGGTGCGCGAGACGATCAGGCGGCTGGCAGCACTGCCCAGCGCATAGGCAGCGGAGAACGCCATGTCGTTGGCAACCGCCCAGACCGGTTTGATGGTCGTGGCGGCGCGAATTCGGTCAGCCAGATCGAATACGCCAGAGGATTCACCACCGGGCGAGTCGATGTCGAGCAGGATGGCAGCAACGCTCGGGTCGGCCAGTGCAGTTTCCAGCGACTGGGCAATTCCGGCGTAACTGGTCAGGCCAGACTGGGCTTCAAGCCCCTGGGTGCGCCGCACTAACGTGCCATAAATGGGAATCACAGCAATGCTTGACCGAGCAGCGCCGGTATCTGCATGGGCAGCGCTTCGATCAGGCTGGACAAAGCCAGTCGGTGCCGACAAGTCAGGCAGTCCGACGCGCGTGCCCAGCACCGACAAGATGACATCAAGTTTTGGGCGATGGATGAGCAGCGGCGCACCAAATAGGCGTGCCGCCAAATGCGGTAACAGGTTCATGGAAATCCTCTACGTGTCAGTGGTGACGGGATCGCTGGCTTGGGTGTCGGCGGCTTGAGCTGCATGCTTGTTGGGCTCTGCGCTGCCACCGTCTTTGGAGGTACGCCGAGGGTCGGAGTCAAAAATCAGACCCAGGTCATCGGCGCGCTGGTTGTCAGCCGCGATTTCCCGGTCGACGTCCTCTGCGTCATAGCCAGAAGCCGAAATGGCCTCAGACCGACTCATCAGACCGGAGCGAATCGCAAGCAGCATGGCTTTGAACTCTTTCTCGGGGTCCACCCACTGCCAGCCCTGCGGAATCCACTTGGCTGTGAGGTATTGCCGCCGCTTTGCGTTGCCGCCCCGGGCAAAGCCTGGAGCCTGCAATGCGCCACTGAGCACGGCCTGCTTCATCCATGCGGCCCACACCGGGCGACACATCTGATGCACCAGCACGCCGTGCTGCACCATCTCGCATCGCCTGCGGAACTCAAGCATCCCGGCGCGAATGCTGGAATAGTTGACGCCAGAGAGGTCACCGGTCAGTTGTTCATAGGTGATACCAATGGCCGCTGCCACTGCCCGAAACTGGGCGCGCAGGAATTCGCCATAGGAGCCACCCACATCGGCCGGGTCAGAGAACTTGATGTCTTCACCGGGCTCAAGAATCTGCATGGTGCCGGGCTCCAAACCAGCCAGTGACACACCGTTTCCATCCGGCAGGCCTTCGCCCAGCAGGTTGTCCTCCACGCTTTGCCGGGTGACAAAGCCTGCGAACATGGCGGCGGTCTTCTTGCGCACCAGTTCCGCGTCGTCGTACTGGTCGAGTTCATTGAGCTTGACCAGGGCGCGTGAAAGCCACGGCTCGCCCCGTATCTGTCCCGGGCGCAACACCTTGTAGAGGTGGATGATTTCACTGGCATCGATGCGCACCGTCTCCAGACCACCCTGGCCGGACATGGGTGCCAGCCTGCCATCCTCGGGGTGAGATCGGTACAAGTGGTACGCCACGCGCTTGCCAACGCCATCAAATTCGATGCCGGAACGAACCACATTGCCAGAATCGAGATCAATGTTGAGATTCAGTGGCAAGTGCTCTGGCTCAATCAGCTGGAGTTGCAGCGGCACACTCAGCCCATCTTCGGGTCGGCGCGGCCGCAGCCGGATCAGGCATTCACCACCTTCCAGCATCGCCCGACAGGCCAGCGCTTGCAATCCATAGAAGTCGGTTTGGCCTGCCGCATCGGCTTCTTCAACCCAGTCACGCCATAGCGTCTGCACTGCCGCCTTGAACGTGTCGTCACCGGCCAGACTTTGTGGCTTGATGCCGGTACCGACTGCATTGGCCACAAAAGCCTCGATGCCGGACTGCGCCCAGGCGTTGCGGCGCACCAGATCACGACTTTTGGTGCGCAGTTCGGAATTTGTGGCAAGCAGCGCCGACACAGCGCCCGGGTTGCCGGGCATCCAGGCTTGTGCACGCCTGCCACGGCCTGCTGCTTCATGTATCGGTCCCTGACCCACCTGGCCAAACAGACTTCTGATTTTTGTGTACCAAGCCATCAGAAGCCTTTGGATGTGGTCATGCGGATCTGGCGCGGCGCGCCGGGCCACATGCCAGTGGATGCAGCCTGCTCAGACAGACCTCGTTTGACCTCACGAATGGCTTGGCGTAGTTCGTCAACGGAGCGGTATTCGACCGTCTTGTCGCCAAAGGAGACACGACGCTCGCCTTGAGTGAGTGCGGTCTGCAAGGCTTCGAGTTGGGTTTGTGAGAAGGACATGGTGTTTGTTTTCTGTTAACGCATCAGCGCCAGACGGTCAGGTTCATCTCAGTGGTGTCAGACAAGGATCCGTTTGAGGTGGTGCAGACGACCTCCACAAACTGGGCGGTCTTGGCTTCTGCGGTGGCGCGTGCGCCAGCGTGTTTCATGGCGGATTGGTTGCCCGCATTGCGTGCGAACGCATGCCAGCAGTAACTGGCATCTGGCATGGGGCTCAAAAACGTCACCCGGAACTTGCCAGTGCTTGTGCGGGTGACGCTATGAACATTGAACCCAGCCCGAACCACCACCGTGGCCTCGTCACCAGAGCCACTGACACCAAAGGAGACCCAGGCTTTTGCAACCCCGGGGTGATCGGCGGTGATGCGGGTCTTGAGTTCAAGAGCCAGGCGCTGCGCCAATTCGGTGATGTGTTGGGCCAGGTTCATGAACGATCAGGCCAAAAGAGCAGCTTCAAACGCCGCCACAAAATCGGTATCCGCATTGCCGATGTCCAGCACAGAGACCGCACCGATGTTCTGGCGAGCCTGTTCCTGCTCAAGGGCAGTCAGGGATTGCGCCGCATCAAAGCGCACCCGCTTGTCGACAGCGGCAAGCAGTGCAGCAATGCCTGTCTGGTCATCCAGAATGGCCGTTTGCAACTCTTTGAGCGTGTCGAAGGCCGCATCAGCACCACCCAGCAAGTCAGCCTTGAGAGCATCAAGCAAGGAGGTGATCTTGGAAGCCGAGAACGTGGTTGCCGTACCAGCCGCGTTGGCATCGTCAATGATGGTGACGCCCGCCAAAGTGGAAATCTGGCTGCGCAGCTCATTGATGGAACTGACCAGGTTGGTCTTGTCAGTGGTCGAGAGGTTGGCCAGCGTACCGACCTGACCGTAAATGGTCTTGAACTCGGCGGCAAGGCGTAGAACCAGGGATTCAAGGCGTGTTTGCAAACTCATGGGGAGAACTCCAAAAAAGGCAATAAAAAAGGCACCGAAGTGCCGTCAGGAATGGAGCGCCAAAACGCTCCGGTTAAACAGTCGCCCAGTGCGCCGCAGCCTTAGCGTTTGAGCCAGGGACTGCGGATCACGCGGCGACTGAATTTGGGCTGTCCAGAAGCACTGATGCCAGCGCGACTGGGATCAGTTGGGCTGGCATCAATGGAATCTGTGGACAAATCTGATGAGGTGACATTCACCTCGGGGTCGGGTGGCCGCGCCAGCCCGAGTTGTTTTTCCAATTCGCGCCAGTGGCGCTCCTCAAAGCGGTCCAGACCGACACTCGATGCAGCAGCCCGGGCGTACACATAGCAGTCCAGAGCCTCGTTGCGCTCGCGCATCTTTTGCCACTCACGGTGTGCAAAGCCATTTCGGTCGTGGCGGGTGATCAAACTCTCGGCGCACAACTGCTGCACGTATTCAGCGTCCACCTTGGGCAGGTGGACAAATCCGGCTGGGTAAAGTGGCGTGCTGCCGTCAGAGCCCACATCAGCCGCTTTGCGCAGGTTGTTGTAAAGCTCCATCTTGGCCATGCCCACCGCCACCGAATACAGCTTGATGCCTCGGCGCAGCTTCTTTCCACCCTGGGTCACATCGACCGCAGTGGGCGTGCCAATCAAGGCCGCGCCGCCCATCGCACCGCTGCGCACACCTTTGACTGGCATGAGTCGCGGGTCATGGCAACTGCGGGCGAACGCATAGGTCTCCTGGGTGGCAAAGCCGGTATCGAGCGCCAGCCGGGTCAAAGGCATCAACACACCACTGGCGTGCGTCCAGCGCTCGGCCAGTAACTCTGACAAGCGTTTCCAGACGGCATCGCGTGCAGTGTCACCCATCAGCACGCGGTGCTCCACCAGCCAGGACTCCTTGCCGCGTCCGAATGCCCAGATCGACACCTCGATCCGGTCTTTCTGCACGTCGGCACCGGCCACCAACAGCAAGCCACCCAGTGCAACGCTTCCGATTCGGTAATCTTCGCGGCGCTCAATCAGGCGCTGCCAATCCGGTGCTTCGCCTTCTTCGAGCCAGGTTTCACCCAGTTCGGTGTTTTTGAAGGTCTTGATGGCAGCAGCAGAACCAGATTCCTTGCTGACCGCGCTCTCCCAGGCTGCGGCCACATCGCGCCAGCTACGCCAGCCGACCGGGCTGTATAGGCTGGAGAGGTGAAATCCGGCAGTCTTTTTGCGACCTTTGCTGCTCTTTGCAGACTCTTGCGCGATCATGCTGCGCCATTGGCCCAGCTCCAGCATGCGCGTCTTGTGGTGCTCGGCAATCGGTTGCTCACAGGACTCGCACACGTAAGCGGCGGTCTCGGGTTTGGCTTTTTCCCAGCGCAGATTCTCAAAACGCAGCCACTGGCGGTGGTCGCAGTGCGGACAGGGCACAAAGTAGCGCCGCTGGTCACTTGCCTCGTACTCGCGCTCGATGGCCGATACACCCGAGATCGTCGGGGTCGACACAATAAATATTTTGCGCCGGGTGAAGGTGCGCGTGCGTGCTTCGGCCAGTGAAATCGCATCACCTTCGCCTTCCACGTCGAGCGGGTAACCATCGACCTCGTCCAGGAACAAATAGCGCACCGGCATTGAGCGCAGTCCCACTGCACTGTTGGCACCGGTCATCACCAGCACGCCACCCCTGAACTCCTTGGCCAGAATGGTGTTCCCGGAGTCTCGTGACCTGGCCGGTGATATCAATTCGCGCAGCGCCGCTGACTCCTCAATCAAGGGGTCGATCCGCTGCTTGGAGTTGCGCTTGGCCATGTCCACAGTCGGCCAGACCGCCATCATGGGCCCGGGCGCATGGTGGATCACGTAGCCAATCCAGTTGCTGCCCATTTCAGTTGCGCCCAGTTGCGCTGCCTTCATGAATACCACACGCTCCACTGGCGACGATGGTGAGAGGCAATCCATGATCTCTTTCAGGTACGGCGTGCGGCTGGTTCGCCAGCGACCGGGCTCGGCAGAGGCTTTGCTGGAGAGCATGCGGTGCTGATCGGACCACTCGGACACCGACAGCAGAGGGTCAGGCGTGAGGCCATCGCGCCAGGCTCGCTCTATTTCGCTTGCGCCATCGTAGTGATCGGTTTCGATTTCGGTGCTCATCAGTCAACGCTTGCCTGTAAGTTACCCAATTCCTGCAAGTGCTCGCGCACCGCGTTCTCCAGCGCCACGTGCATGGTGTGCGCATCAATTTCCAATTTGGCGGCCATCTGGGCTGAGACCCGTGCGGGCCAGTTCAGCCAGGCATCACGTTCACTTCGGGCCAGTTTGAACACATGGGCAATGGCCTGCGGCCGATCAATGAGTTCGCCCTTGAGCCTGGCCAGTCGCACCTTGTTGGTCTGCGCCTTGACTACCTCGTTGACGGTTCGGGCTTGTAAGAGCGAGGTTCCACCAGCGCCGCCTGCACCACCACCGCCAGAACCAGTGTTGGTTGCAGCGCTCGCACCAACTCTGTCACCACCACCCTCGCCATCGACCTCCGGCACTTTGACCTTGACGGCGGGTCGTTGCGTGCCGGTCTTGGGCGAGCTGGTGTTGCGTTCCCACTGGGCATCGGCCTGATCAGGATCAATCGTGCCGTCGGAGAGCGCATTGATGCGACCGCTACGGATGGCCTTGTGTACAGCGGTGTCGGTGACCCCGCGATGACGGGCGTAGGCGCGAATCGATAGTCCCATGGGTGTGTTTTGTTCTTTTCATCTCAAAAGTGATGCATCAGGTGCGTCCGGCAGAGATGCAAATTTGCATCTCTGGTGGGGTGTTGGTTTGAAGCCAATCAAAGAAAAAAATGATTCAAAAAAAGATGCAAATTGACTTGGCTTCTCAAGCACACAGCGTCTTACTACATGCATCGCAACCAACCAAACGGAGTTTGAAATGAAAAGCACCATCGACCAGATTTTTGCCCTGATTGCTGAGAAGCACCTCTTTATCGAAACCCTGGAAACACGCAACTCAGACAGCCTTGACTTCCATGACGTGTCAGTCTGGGGTGTGCGCAGCGCCCTGGAAGCAGCCTTTAAAGCAGGGGTTGAGTTGGGTGCATCCATGCCAAAACCGACTGAGTCGGAGATTGGCAACACATAAACAAATCACGACAAGCCAAGCAGAAAAAGCTTGGCTTGTCTTGCAAACAGCGCGTTCATTACATCGTCTTAACAACCACCACGAAGGAGCCTCAAATGAGCACCATTTCATTGACCGCCACCCAGCAGAGCATGCTGGCCCATGCCATCCATCACACTGAAGGCCGCATCGACTGGTTTCCAGAAAACATCAAAGGCGGCGCACGCCAGAAAGTGTTGCAAGGACTTTTCAATCGCGCCTTGATCACGCCACATGGATCAGACTGGCTGGTCGCCGCCGAGGGCTACGACGCGCTGGGGTGCGCCAGACCCACTGCTTGCAGCATCGCACCAGACCCAGATCTTGACGCAGCCGTGGCGCAGGCTGAGGCAACGTGGGCGCAAGGTGTGGATACCAACGAGTCAGCGCCAGCAGCTCAAGCCGAATCAGGCGAAGTCGCCATCGAAACCGGAACCGAAACACAAGTCGACCAGCACGACAACGCCACAGGCTGCGAAGAACGCCCGGCTGGCACTGATGCACCAGCAACTGAAATCGACGCGACACAGGGCCAGCCCTTGCCAGCGGCAGCGCCAGCCGAACAGCCCATTACGAAGGCCATCCGCACCCGAGAGCACAGCAAGCAGGCCACCATCATCGGGATGCTCCAACGCGTCGAGGGTGCCACCATCGCCCAGATCTGCGAGGCAACTGGCTGGCAGGCGCACACGGTGCGCGGCACCTTTGCCGGAGCCTTCAAAAAGAAGCTGGGGCTCACCATTACATCGGTCAAGCCACAGGGTGGCGAGCGCAGCTACCGCGTTGTGGCATCGACAGATGAATTGCTGGCTTGATCGGATGTATGGACTGGGTGCGCAAATTTGCGCACCCAGATTGATTCAAAAAAATGATGCGAATTGACTTGGCTTCTCAAGCGAACAGCGTCTTCATAGAGGTGTCGCGATTGACGACGAACCTTTAGGAAAAACGCAATGACAACCATGACCATCACCATCGAGCGCACACCGCGCACCGTCCAACTTGGCACCGCCACCCTCCAAACCGAGGAGTTGAGTGTCTCCTTGCCCTTTGCCCGCAAGCCTTGCGACCTAAGCGAACTCGGCGGCGGGACACCTTCCAAAGTGCTGGTCACCGAAACCCGCGAGATGACCACCACAGAATTTGACGAGTTCGCCGCCAACTTGCTTCGTTCACGCCCCTGGCTAAACGGTCGGGGAGGCACCACACGTGAAGGCACCCTTTGCGTCGAGGTCTGCGCACCGGGTCGCCCCTACCTTTACATCAACCCCGAAGGCGGCGATTACGCCCGGTACGTGGCGCGTCTCGGATAAGAAAATTGATTGAAAAAGGAAGCCAAATTGACTTGGCTTCTCCATCAAACAGCGCGTTACTACGGGTGTCGCAACAACCACACTGAGAGGACAAACATCATGAGCCAAGTCACCGTTAAACGCATCTCCACCACCGAAGAACTTGTCACCCAACGCACTGTTGGCTACCAAATCTTTGTCAACGACGAGTATTTGCTGACCTGCACCGATGTTTGCGATGCGATGGACTTTAAGGAAAAGCTTGAAAAGCAGCCGCACGATTGGGTCCAAATTACATCTCACTCTGATTGGGACAAGGCAAAAACCTGACACCAACGGGCCAGCAAACTGGCTCGATAAATAGATTCAAAAATGATCAGAATTAACTTGGCTTCTCAATCAAACAGCGCGTTACTAGAGGCATCGCAACACACCAAACGGAAGAATTGAAATGACCAACGCAACACAAACCCTCGCCACACAGAACCTTGATTTGGGCTTTTGGGGCACCATGAACGAACACGCCACCGCCGCTTGGCCCATCGCCTCCACAGCGATTGCCACAGCCACAGGGTGCGAACCTGAACAAGTCAGAGCCTTCTTGGACAGCCGCCACGGACGCCACTTTGCAGACGATGTCCAAAACGGACTTTTTGTGGGTTGCAACCTTAAGGACGCGATTGACAAAGCAACTGCCAAATGGATGGGCTGGACGATTGGCCGCATCACCGCCAAGGAAACTGGCATCCCTCGCGGCATGGCTTACTTGACCGGGTTTGTGGTGCAAGCCGCCATCGACGACGAGCTTTTTGCCTGACGCACTCGCCGGGCCTCAAACGCCCGGCGCAGCAAGTAGCTGCGCGCCAGCGACACACCCGTAAAGATCAATCCGATCATCAGGTTCTGCGACAAGGTCGCATGCAGTCCAAACAGCGGGAACACCAAATACTGAGTAGTGACAGCCACGATGTAGCCCACCAGCACGTTGGCCACCGACTCCACCAGGGACATCCAGCGCGACTGCATCATGATTGACCCTGATCATTTTGGCTATCGTCGCCAGTATCCCCGACGACAACTCCGGCCAAATTGTTGAAGCCAACGCCATCGCACTCGCGACTGGCGAGTTTCTCGGTCCAGTCTTGCCAGCGCCGGACAATCACGTCGACATACTTCGGATCGAGTTCCATCAGGCGCGCCGTGCGGCCTGACTTTTCTGCGGCGATCAGGGTCGTGCCGGATCCGCCAAAGGGGTCGAGCACCACGTCACCGGGCTTGCTGGAGTTACGAATCGCACGCTCCACCAGCTCGACCGGCTTCATGGTCGGGTGCAAATCATTCTTGTGGGGCTTTTTGATCTGCCATACGTCACTCTGGTCCCGGTCGCCACACCAGTGGTGCTTGCCGCCTTCCGGCCAGCCGTACAGAATGGGTTCGTACTGGCGCTGGTAGTCTGAGCGACCCATGGTGAAGGTGTTCTTGGCCCAGATGATGAAGGTCGACCACTTGCCACCGGCCTCGCGAAACGCCGCTTGCAGCACGTCGAGTTCACTTGACGACATGGCCACGTAGACCGCGCCCGTACAGTTGGCCATGATGGGTGTGAGGGCCGCCAGCAGGAAGTCATAAAACCCGTCGCCCAGGTTGTCGTTGAGGATGGCGCGGTCTTTACCGCGCATCTTGTCCTTGGCGCTGTTGGCATAGTTGACGTTGTACGGCGGGTCGGTGACCGTCATGTCCACCTCTTTGCCTTGCAGCAACTGCTCGTAGCACTTGACATCGGTGGCATCACCACACAGAACGCGGTGGCCACCGAGCAGCCACACGTCGCCTGGGCGCGAGATAACTGACTCCTGCGACTCGGGTACCTCATCGTCACCGGTTTGGCCCGTGTCGCCTTCGTCGCCCTCGAACAGGTCGGCCAGTGCGTCCGCATCAAAGCCGGTGAGCGACAAATCGAAATCGTCATCGCGCAGTGCATCAAGTTCTACCCGCAGCATTGCATCGTCCCAGCCTGCGTTTTCAGCAATGCGGTTGTCTGCAATGATCAGGGCTCGGCGCTGGGTGGGCGTCAGATGGTCGAGCACGACCACCGGCACGACTTCCAGTCCGAGTTTCTGTGCCGCCGTCAGTCTGCCGTGGCCCGCCACGATGATGCCGTCACTGCCAGCCAGAATAGGGTTGGTAAAGCCAAACTCAACGATGGACGCAGCGATTTGAGCGACTTGATCTTCCGAATGGGTGCGCGCATTTCTGGCGTATGGCAGCAGTTTGCCGGTTGGCCACTGCTCGATTTTGTTGGCCAGCCAGGATGCGGTCATGGATTTACCTCTGCGGATTCGTTTGATTGGGTTGCTGGCGCGAGTCGCTCTGCGGCGACCGCCTTGAAGGTCTGGCCGGTCGCTGCGAGCGTCACCGGCACATCGGGGAAGTTTTGCTGGAAGCGAATGACGGCCACGTCCACATACTGCGGCGCGATCTCCACCAGTCGGCACTGGCGACCACTGCGCTGCGCTGCCAGCATGGTTGTGCCGCTGCCGCAAAAGGGTTCGAACACAATGTCACCGGCGTCCGAATACGCTTCCAGCACGAACTGGGGCAGTGCCACCGGAAACACGGCCGGGTGATCGATGTCCTGCCCGATCTTGCCCTTGTGGCGCATGATGCGAATCACCGAGTCAGCAATTTTGGTGTCTTGGGTGAGCGTGCCAACGTGGTTCCACGAGGTTTTGCTGCCATCTTTGTTGCGCATGCCACCGGCGCTGGTGCCGTCACCACGCAGATGGGTGTCACGTCCAGCGTAGATGCAGGGAACGTTCTTGTTGGGTCTGCGCACCTCGGAGTCCTTGCGATTGAAGTGAAACACGAACTCGAACGCTGGCGCAAAGCGACCACTCCAGTCACCCGGCAGGCCCGGGCCTTGGTCCCAAACGTACCAGCCAAAGCGCCGCCAACCCTGCTGGCGCATCCAGGACAGCCAGCCATCCCAGTACGGGACAACTTCCTGCTCGCGGTGGATCAGCCCCAAGTTGACCAGCACTTGGCCGGTTGCAGCCATGGGCAGGTTCGCGAAGACCGAACGCATCAGCGCGTCCCAATCAACAATGGTGTCGGTGTAGTCGCGCTGGGTACCATAGGGCGGCGAGGTGAAACACAGCGCAGCCTTTTCAGATTGCATCAAAGCAGCGATCACCGCCGGGTCACCGGCATCACCACAGATCAGACGGTGTGCGCCAAGCTGCCAGACATCACCAGTTCGCGATACCGGATTGACTGGCGCGTCTGGAACTTCGTCACCTGCGTCTGGGGCATCGTCGGATTTGTCATCGCCTGCCGGGTCGTCGCCGGTCTCGCCATCAATGTGTTCGGCCATCATGGCTTCGATCTCGGCATCCTCAAAACCAGTGAGCGCCAGGTCGTAACCGGACTCACACAGCTCAGTGAGTTCAAGGGCCAGCATCTCTTCGTCCCACCCGGCATCGAGTGACAGGCGGTTGTCAGCGATCACATAGGCGCGCTTTTGGGTGGGCGACAGGTGCCCCAGTTCAATGACCGGAACCTCCGTCAAGCCCAACTTGCGGGCAGCAGCCAGACGACCGTGCCCGGCGATCACGCCGCAGACACCGTCGACCAGCACCGGATTTGTCCAGCCAAACTCGGCGATGCTGGCTGCGATCTTGGCCACCTGCTCCTCGCTGTGGGTACGTGGGTTACGGGCAAACGGGATCAGCGCGTCAACCTTGCGGTACTCGACGTTGAGGGGATTCAAGGGTTTGGAGCTTTCCAAAAAAGTGCGGCCCGCACGGGTCTATAAAAACCAGTGACGGGCCGCGAGGTCGCTTGAGATCACAAGCGCTGGAGTTGAACGAGAGAACCCGCCGTCAGAAAGCTCCGAGGGCGGGTTCAGAAAAAGTCAGGAGACGAAAACTTGGATGTCAGATCGGCAAAGGGTGTGAATTGAATTCCCCCCCCTTTGGTGCCAGGGTGCAAACCTGCTGCTGGTGCAAACCCCTGCAAACTCTGGTTTGCAGTCTGTCGGTGGGCGAGTCTTGCGCTGTTGCCCCCCGCATAGGATTTTCTGAAAGAAGGACCCCTTTTACCTGGGGCAGAGTAGCTAATTTCCAACTGATCGTCAGCGGTTTTCTCCATCCATAGCCGTAAATATACCGAAAAACGCTCTGGTTGTTTCACACCAATTTGCAGGCAAAAGGGACAAACTCCAAATCAAAGGACAGAGTGCCAAAGCATTACCCTACGTGACCCAATAGCTCGGATGATTTGTCGGGCTATTGGGGCTCGCCGGGTCACTTTTTGCTGCTGTCATTGAGCTTTTCTGCCATCAAAGCCATGGCCTGATTCCAATGCCGCCAAGCAGTCGAGCGTCCAATGGCAAAGCGCGTGCAGATGTCACGCCAGCCGTACCGCTTGGCACGCATCCAGACCAAGTGACGCTGCTCGACCTCAAGCCACTGCACCCAGAGCATGACCTCAAGCATGTCCTCCACGTCCTTCGGTGATGGAGGGAAGCGACAGACCACACGCTCATCGGTTGCCAGCATCTCCCACTGGCAACGCACGATGGTGGGCCACGCGTTGAAGTAGCCCTGCACGTTGGCCGAGGGCAGTCGCCTTGCCGTGACCGCAGCGTCCTCGAAGCGGTTGGCCACGTCATCAGGTGTCCATGGCGTGTTGCGCTCAGCCATGACGTGTCCTTGGTGTGCCGTACAGACGCTCGCCAATGCGTCGCACCAGTTCACGCTCGAGGTAGTCCAGCCGCTTGTCCTCAGCGTTGACCACCAGGATGTTCTGATCACGCCAGCCGCGTTGCTTGACGCTGTCCAGGTCTGTGACGGTTGGCTGCAAACGACCAAGGGGGCATTGGTAGTGGTGGGTGGGAACCTTCATGTCACACCTCCTGCGTGTCGAGTGCCCAGTGCAGGATGGCCAAGGCATCGGCTTCGTTGTCGTCAGTAACGGGGTGACCAAGGGCACGCATGGCAGCAATGACATCAGCCTTGCCTGCGTTGCCTTTGCCGGTGGCATGCTTCTTGATCGTGCCCACGGGCACGCCCTGGTATGGGATACGGTGGTGCTCGCACCAAGTGGTCAGGGTGGCCATCAAGCCGCCATAAACGTGGGCTGCATCGACACCAACGTGGCGGCGTACCTCCTCGAAGTACACGGCGTTGATCTCGCCAGTCATCGTTTTGATTTCAGCCAGCCAGTGTTTGAAGCGCAGGAAGCGCATTCCACCGCCTTCGAAGCGCTGGGATTTGAAGCTCACGAAGCCGTGAGCGATTTGGCTATCTCGGGATTTAAGAGCCCAGCCTGTGGTCGTACCAAGGTCGAGTGCCAGGGTAACGGTGTGAGAAATGGTGGTTTGTTGCATGGGGATTGGGTTCAAAAGTGGGGGGTTTTTATCGGCCTGACGCAGCCGACGCTGCTCACGGTTAACTTCCATAACCTGCGCGTCACGCGCCCGCGTGAGAAACTAACCGTAGGCAAAGTCGGCTGCGTCAGAATCTGGTTTGACTGACACAGCCGACACGCATTGCCGGATTCAATCTGTGCGTCAGCAGCGTCAGTTTTAGGGTGGATGGCGGACATTTGACGTTCTCAGTTGTCCGCATAAGGCGTGTAACTTGGGGTGCGAATCTCTTTCAAACCGATGCCTTGATAGCCACGCAATCCCACAGAATTGCGCCATTTCTCAAGGCCTCGGGTAAGCAGCAGATCGGAGAAGCGGCGTTGTGGCCCGACGAACTCACCAGCCGCTTCTGCCCACTGCTTCCAGTCGGAGAACAGCTCGGTGGTCAGTGATTTGGCGCTTGGCACACGCACACAACGTTCTTCCATCCAGCGTCCCAAGGCATCCTCAGCCTCGAAATACTCCTTGGTCGCACTGACTACACTCTCGGGCGCAATCAGTCCCTCGCGCTGCCAGGCCAAACAACCCTGTACGCCCCACTCAAAGATCGCGTTGCGCTCAATCAGCAGCTTGGCCTGCAGCTGCTTATCGCGTTTTTCAGGTGGCACAGTGATCGTGAAGGGGATAAGGTGCAAGCGCCTGCGCATGGCCTCATCGATGTTGCGAATGGCCGGTTTGTGATTGCCCGCGATGACCAACTTGAACTGCGGCAGGTAGGTGAAGAAGTCCTGACGCATGAAGCGCGCCGAGACCCGGTCGCCACCGGTGATCTCCTTGATCTTGGACTCGTTCCAACGCCGCCCCTGTTCAGTTTCGGTTGCCCCGACAAAACGCGCGCCACGCAGGCCTGCCAGATCGGTTGGGTGCCGGTCACCGCGCGACTCCATGAATGTGTCCATCGGCGCGTTGGCCGCGTAGTCGCCCATCAGGGTGAAGATGGTGTTGACGAACACCGACTTGCCGTTGGCACCGGTGCCATACAAGAAGAACAGCGCGTGCTCTTGGGTGGAGCCTGTCATGCAGTAGCCGAACACCTTTTGCAGGTAGTGGATTTGATCGGCATCCCCCCCGGTCACATCGGCCAGAAATGCCAGCCAGTTGGGACAGGTGCTGCCTGCCTGAATCGTTGCTGTGCAGATTTTGGTCATGCGGTCGGTGCGATCATGGCCGCGCATCCGGCCGGTACGCAGGTCAACCACGCCACCGGGGGTGTTGATCGACCACTCGTCAGCATCCCACTCGTCCGTGGTGCCTGCATGCTTGCGGTCTGCACGGGCCAGTCGCTCGACACCGCTGATGGTGCCCGAAGCTGCCAGTTTCGCCGCAAGTTTGGGGTTGTCAGACTTGAGCGATGCGAAACGACAGACGTGGCGCACCAGATCGGATGCGGCCAGAGTGTCCTCGCTGCGCCAGCGCTGGCCATCCCACATCAGCCATTTGCCCCACGCCGCAACGTATCGCCAGTCATTTTTGTAGCGGCTCGTGAAACTCACTGCCAGCGCATCTTCGGTACCCCAAACCGTATGCTCCTCATCACTGTTCGTACTCGGCGCTGTTTGGGCAGCTTTTGCCGTTCCAATGTCAGGCAGATGAATGGTCATGTAAGGGCTGTTGGCCACGATGTCGTGAACATCTACGCCCTCGGTCAACGCGTCGGCGCAGTCCCAACCATCGGGTTTGCCTTCGGGCGGGTACAGGATGACGCAACTGGTGGCCTTGGCTGCAAGAATGGCCTGTGCTGCGTTTTCTGCATACGTCCAGCCGGGCTTGTCCTTGTCGGGCCAGATCAGCACTGTTTTGCCCGCCAACGGTGACCAGTCGGTTTTGTCCACCGGCGCATTGGCACCATGCATGGCGGTGGTGGCGCAGATGCCCGCATCGATCAGGGCTTTGGCACACTTTTCCCCCTCGACCACAACCACCCGATCTGACTTGAGCATGCCCGGCTGGTTGTACAGTGGCCGTGGATCAGGCGGTGTAGCCTTCTTGCGTTTGACATCCCATGGCCGGAATTCCTTCTTCTGCCCGGGTGGGTCATAGCGGTACACGATTGCGATCAACTTGCCTTCGCCGTCGTGATACTCCCATTTGGCCGTTGCTGGGCCCAGTTCATCAATGGCGGGCTCAGCCTTGCGTTTGCGCGTCGCCTCTGGTGGTGCCTTGCCTACCATTTGCGCTGCAAAGTTCAGCACCTTGGCAAAGTCGGAATGGACATTGAGCGCCAAGTGGCCGGAAATCAGGTCGAAGATGTCTCCACCCTGACCAGTTGCACGATCTGTCCAGAGACCGGCCTTATCGCCGGTGACCACAATCTCCAGACTGTCGCCCGGGCTGCCCAAGATGTCGCCGACCAGGAACTTGCCCCGCTTGACCTTGCCAGCGGGAAACATGTCCTTCAGCACCGACTCAAGCCGCAGCAGCAAGCTGGCGCGAATTTCTTCGCGGTTGCCATCGCTGGACGGTGATGGTGCCGGTGTCACATCGTTAAAGTCCATCATGGCTGGCACCCTCCGACTCTTGGGGCTCGGCGTCGGAATCGCCAGCGGCGCTGCTGTTGGCAGCCCAGGTGCTCAGTTCATTCATACGAAAACGAACCAAACCACCCAGCAGGTAGTGCGGAATGCGGTGTTTGGCGCGCATCTTGGGGTCGCCAAACCAGTACAGGGGCAGCCGCAGCGCGCACGCAGCCTGCTTGGCATCGATCATGGGCTCGGCATCCATTTGGAATTCTTGTTTTGGTGTGTTCATGGGGTTGTCCTCCAGCAGCGGTCTTGCCACGCGCAAAACTTGCATTCAAAGTGGGTGGCATCAAGGTAGGCGCGAGGTAGCAACTCACCTGCTTCGGTGGCTGCAATCACCTTCACACCCCGGTCAGACATGCGCTGGGCCAGCGCCGCATCGAACGGCACCAACTCGGCGTAGATGTCCATCGTGTCTGCGTTGACCGCCGTGAAGATGGCCGGGTTTTCATGCAACTCCAGGTAAGCCTGGTAAATGGCCACTTGGGCGGCGTAGACCGGCTTGGAGACCGCGAGCTTGTTTTTCTCGAGATCGCGCCAGGACTTGGAGCCCAGGCACTTGTTCTCCCAAAGCGCCGGGTACGTGAATCCATCAGGCCCACCTACAAAGACACCGTCGATGTGTCCCTGCAAGCGACCGTCTGCCGTTGAAAACCCAAACTGATCGCCGTTCGGTTTGTGCGTGCGCAGATCGAACCCGGCTGCACGCAGCCACGCGACCATGCTGTCCTCGTTGACGTGGCCACGCTCAAAAATGCGCAGAATCCGCCCCTGCGTCTCGCGCCCCGGGTCCACCGGCGCTTGGGCATACTCGTATTGCAGGGCGCGCTCGCACGACACCCCCAGACGAGATGCGCCCAGGTACTGGCGGGATTTCTCCTTGGAGCGGGTCTTTTGCAGACCCAGATCGATCAACGAGCTGATCTGACCACTGACGCTCGATGATGAGTTGAAGTCCATCATTTGGCATCCTCCCAGGGCAGGTCGTTTTCCATGTCGGCAAACGGATTGGCCATCGGATCCGGAACTTCAGGCAGACCACGCACTGGTGGGTACTTGGACTTCTCGTGGTGCTCCACCATGGCCTGCGTAAAGCAGGTCACGATGGCGTCGATCACCGCCAAGGCTTCTGATTCGGAGTAGTCACCCAGTGGCTTTTTGAACCCAATGGCCCCGGCTGAATCGCCGAAGGCCTTGAGGCACTTGACCATGGCGTTTTGCTCGACTTCAGAGAGATTGACCATGGTCACCCCCTTGGAGTCGACGAGGTCGTCCTTCAATCTGACCCAGTTGCCATACATGGCGTGAAACGCTTTTTGACAGCGTTCGGAACAAAAGACCCAGTCCAGCGGATACCGCTGGGCCTGTCCTGTGCGGTGCCGGTTGTCGGTATGACCGTACCCCCGGGCTTGACGTGAGCAGACCCAGCATTTCATCGCCTGCCTTTCTTCTTGCAATTGACAAGACGTTCACTGACCGGGCGACGACCCTCGGTGTAACCGTCGCAGTCAACAAAGAAGCGGGTTTTGGCGTGCAGGCAGCGGCACTGCTTGATCATCTGGTGCTGGTAGGCACGGGTGCAATCAGTGCAGTAGTCGCTGTCACCAGCTCGGGTCTTGATGGCATAGGTGCGCCACTGCTGGTACTGCGACGCGTCACTGAAGCAGCCCGGGTGGTAGGCCTGCGCCGTGGGTAAAGAGGCATTCATGGCTGGCGCTCCTTACTGAGCCCATGCGGGTTTGCCGGAGACTGGCGCGCGCTGCGGCCCTGGCGCTTGGTGTGCTGGTGGTGTTCCTGCACTTTGGGCCGCAGGGGCTTGTGGTACTGAATTGACTGTCGCTTGCGCGCTGGGTGCCAATTTCGACGGCACACCAAACGTGCGGGCGTAATCCGGGTGGTCGGGCTCGACAGCCATCTTGACCACGTTGCGGTCGTCACCCCGGTCGTCCTTTTCGATGTCCACGCGCACCACAAACTCCAACCCGTCGAGATCAACAAAGCCTTGGATGCGCCGGGCAGCGGCAGCCTGTGGGCCGTTGTCCTGCGGCAGGAAGTTTCTGGCGCTGTTCAGTGCGGCGCGTACGAAGGTTCTGCCCATCTGCGTCCAGGTTGGCCCCTTGGGTGAATACAAGCCGATGTTCGACCACATCTTGCGCTTGGCATATTCGCCTCCGGTGATGACAAACTCGGCCGCCAGATAGACCGCACCCGTCTTGGATGACTGGGTGGGATAGCCGTCGGTCCAGCCCTGACTTGCGTCATAGTGGCCACCGGGTTTGAGTGTCATCAGCACCGGCACAAGCGCACCCTTGGGGATCAGGTTAAAACCCGACTGCTGTGCTTCTGCGTCGTTAAAGTCTGACCAGACATTGGTGTTGTTGTCGTTCATTTGAATTACTCCTTGGAATCAGTGGGGGTTGGGGCTTGTGGGTGCTGTGCAGGGGTGCCGGTGCCAGCGCACTTGGCGATAAGCGCACCCAGGTCGGGCGGCTCCAGCAGGTCAAGACGACCGCTGCGGTCTTTTGCGGGAAACGAATACGGGTTGATCGTCTGGGTGACAAATGCCCGGTACGAGGTACCGTCATCAGCCTTAATTTCAGCCAGCGTCACCACCTCGTCCACGATGCCGGGCAGTTGCAGGGCAGTGGCGCTGCCCTCGATCTGAGGAACAAACACCTTGCGGCCGAAGTCGTCCGTCTTGCAGTCCAGGATGGCCACGAAAACCACGTTTTTTCCGCGAGCGTGTTGCAAGTGGGTCAAGGCCGTGACCATTTCCTGACCCAAAAGACCATACGCGCCGCGTGAATCCGGCTTGCCTGTGCGGTCAGAAAATGCGGCTGGCTGGCTCTTGGCCCAGTTAAAGCACAGCCGCGAGAGTGCCGTGATCGAGTCGCAGAAGTAGGTTTGGTACTTGTCCAGGCTGGCCGGGTCACCATAGACCGAGCAGACATGGTCAAAGTGCGCCTGCGAAAACGGTGACTGTTCGGGCAGCGCCGGGTTGGGCCCTGCCAGATAGACCACCAAATCCCGAAACTCAGGCCAGGTGCGCGGTCGCAGGCAATCGCCATCCCACGTGGAAACCGACAGGTCACCCGCCTCCAAGTCAATGAACAACGTTGAGTGGGTGTCGAGCGATTTCAGCTGGGTCGTTTTACCGATGCCACTGACGCCCAAAATGACGATCTTGACGCCACGGCGCTGCGCGCGGCGTTGGTCAGCAGTGATGATGGGGAGTGCCATTTAAGCCACCTCCGCTTCAACGTGCTCTGATGCACCAAGGACATCAAAAACACAACTGTCGCCAATTGCACCCATGGCCAGCGCCATGTCATGGAGTTCGGTCAGAGCCCGGTGGCGACTGATGTCGGCCCGAATCTGGCTTGTCAGCATGTCCAAGTGCGCGCCCAGCTCGCCAAAGGTGACCTTGGCCAGAGGCTTGTAGACGACACCCTCGTCGTTTGAGTCGTCCTCGCTGGGGATGCTGATGGCCGGTGGCAGCAGGCGTGCCATCACTTCGGGCACACCTGGGAGCAGCATTTGCATGCTTGACTCACAGCTTTTGGTGCTGTTTTTGAGTTCACGGCGCGCCACATCGGTGATGGCGTTTTCTGCCAACTGAGCACCAATGGCGGCAATGCTGTCGGGATTGGCTGTGCAGACCAGTTTTGCGATGTCACGCGGTTTGGCAAAACCAAAACAATCAAAGGACTGTGTGATTTCATTGCGCACCGCTTCGCGCAGGTGGGTGAGGGTTGGATTACGCATGGGCTTGGCTCCAAAGTGAATTGAGTTGATTGAGGTAAGGCACGGCGCTGGAAAGCCAGTCGGTGACGTTTTTCTGCTGGTACGGAGGAATGGACGCAAATGCCTCGTCTGCTGAAAACTTCAGCTTGGCCAGAGGCTCCAACCCCTCGCGCAAGTTCAGCCACTGCTGCATACGAGCGTTTTCATCGGGGTCGCCGGGTGCTGTGTGGTAGCAGCCATCACTGCCGAGAACCAGCAGACCTTTGGCACCCTCGGACGCGATGCGCTTTGCCTCCACCGGTGTTGGCAGCGGAGTTGCCTGATCCTTGAGGACTTGGACGACGGCGAGTCGCTGCGCGCCGTCGAGTCCAGCCTCCTGGGCAACCTCATCGAAGATGCGCACAGCAGACTGGCCGACCACGCCAGCGCTCTGGATGCGGTTGCCCACATCTTGTGCAATGGCGCGAATCTCCTGGGGCGTGCGAGATAGCACTGCCTGCTGTGCGTCCACGGTATGACGGCTCAAAGCCGCTGCGCTGGAGACCGCAATGACACCAGTGTCAACAGCTGTTGCAAGCTCTGGCGCGCCATGCTCAAGGACAGCACGGGCGTGTTGCACCGTGCGTCGACTCACATTGAGCATTTCTGCGGCACTGTCCTGCGAGGGTGCGCAAATTTGCGCATGCTGATTTGAACCAAGTGGTAAATTGGCTAAGCGTGCAGCCACCATTGCGCGCTGGCTCTCATCGAGGTGCCGCCGACGCAGGTTCAGGCTGATGACCAAGGCGTTCAGGTCAGTTCCATCCGGCACCACGACGAACTGTGGCTCAACACCTGCTTGTAAGCAGGCGCGGTACCGGTGACGACCATCAACGACGCTGTCTCCCATGATGTGGATCGGCTCGCGCAGACCATTGGCCGTAATGTCGCCGACCAACGCGTCGAACTCTGCAGGTGGCATGCTCGGGAAAATCTCACTGACAGGGTGAAATTTCAACTGCTCCATCACAGCACCTCCTGGTCAAGGGTCAACGTGAAGGACGGTTTTCCAGCGTCCACGGTGCGGGCAGCGGCAAACTGCTGCTGCAACGCCGGTGGCCAGTTGGTGTAACGGGACTCAGACACCGACAACTTGATGTCGATGTAGCTTTTGACCTGGTCACCAGATGCAGCCACACGCTCAGCGATGTCGCCGAGTTGCTTTTGATCCCATGTGACTTTTTTTGGAAGGTCAAACTTGATGCGCAATGGACCGTCATTGATGTGAGCGGTGCCAAAATCACGACCGGACTCCAGTAATGCAGATTTCGCCTTTGCTGCATATTCCTGCTCTAAGGCGGCATCCAGCTTGGCCAGTTGCTTTTTGAGAAATGCGCTTGCTTCGATCAGGTTTTTACTGATCTCATGCTTTTGCAGTGGTGAAAGTCGGGCGATTTGTGACACGGACATCTCGGCGATGTCTGCGGGGTAGAGAGTGAGATTGGTCATGGTCACGTCCCCCTTCATTGGTAAACCGAAGTGAAGGTGGAGTGGCGCGAAACACGGCGCTCGTATGCTTCGATCTCAGAGATGAGGTACGTGACCCGGGCACCCATCTTGCAAAAAATGGGTCCGAGTTTTTCTTGCCGCCATCGGCGCAGGGTTTTGACTGAAAGACCCCAGCGCTGGGACAACTCGCGTTCGTCAAGGGCAAGCCGCAAGACAGCGGCGTAGTGTGATTTGACGGGGGGCTGTCCCGTCTGATCGGTGGTGAAGTGGCGTTGCATAAGAAGTGCTCCATTGGTTGAAAAGCCACTTCTTATTGTTCGCACCGACCTCCGGATGACCTCCGGATGGACTTCCGGATAAACCTCCGGAAAAGCTGTATATCAGCTCACGCGGAGGCGATATTTCCCAAACGCCACGCGCTCAATCCATGCCTGCCATTCACCTTTTCCAAAAACAGAATCTGGATCCTTGCCGCAGTCCGTGCTTGATCGAACCTCCGACCATTTGAGGCTGAGTTGATGACGCTCTCGCCAAAACAGTGCAATCACTGATTTTTGGTATTCGCCTGTGAAAGTCTTTTCAGTCGCCATGCACCGCAGCTTGAGCACGCCGGTCAACTCGTTGTACCGGTCACGGTCATCAGTGGCATCAGCTGGCACGCCGCGCAGCATGCGATCCAGCACGTCGCTTTTGAGAGTGACCACGTTGGTTACATCCGTTAGCAAGGCATCCAGCTCGCGCACCTGGTGATGATTTGGCAGATTTGTGCTTGTTTTGGAATCAGTCACCAGCACTATGCCGTGACTAGACCTCTCAAGATCACGAAGATTTTGATCCCACTCCATGGGGCACATTTTTGAACGGCGAGAAACGTACAGCGGGACAAAACGACTTGAGCCACTGACGCGCAGGTCACCCAGATGCCACAGATGGCCCTGGATCAGCTCGCGACGCCAGGCAACTTTGGATGGCTCAATGCAAAACAGGGTAGATATTTCGTCCAGCCATGCATCAACGTTGATGGTAAAAATCGTGATTTCAGCGAGAGGGCGAGTAACAATTGTTGTCAGTCCGCCCAAACGGCAGTAGCTGTAAGTTTTAGTTTTTTCGTCAACTTCAACATCAGCTTCGTCTTCGCCATCGAGAACTTGAACCGGTATGGTTGACAAATATCCGTCTTCAAGAATCCAGCGACGACTCAGGAATTGTTTAGTTTGCCCCATCAGCTGGTTTGACATGACAGGCTTATCAAGCTGACTGACTCGCTCCAGCGTGCGCAAATAATCGGAGTGCAGGGTCATGTTGCACCTCAGTACTGGCGCGCACAGCCAAGACTCATCAACTGGGCAAAAACCAATTCCGTGTCTGCTTTGGTCTTGCCGGAATCGTTGAAGCCGTTTGGGGCAGTGATTTGCGCAGAGACGTTGTGCGCCCTGCGTTGCGAAGATTTCGAGACGACCATGCGCAGCTTGACCTGGGTAATGACATATGCCGTGAGGTCTTCTGACAGATCATCTTTGGCCCGGGCGTAGATGTCGCGGTCTTCCCAGCGATGCAGACGAATGACCAGAGAATTTTCAACCAATCGCTGGACTGACTTACCCTTGAACTGAACCATTTTCATTTCCGGCCGTGTCACCACCAAGTGCTGGATCGAGATTTCATCAATGCCAGCGATCCTGTTTTTTTTGAAGCGATCCAGCATGGCCGGAGTGGAAAAACCCATCAAGTCAAATTCGCGAACCGGCATCGATTCAATGGAACCATTGCCGCCTAGCACAACATCTCGAAATATGGCTGCCAACTGCGGGCGAATGGGTATGTCATCACAGAACACAGACAACGTTCCCTTGACCGGCTGCCATGAATATTTCACGTTTGTGATCACGGGAATTTCGGAATCAATCACCTGTCCCGTTCCCATCCGGACCCAGTTATATCTGCCTCCATCGAAATTTATGCTCAACAAGTACTGAACTATGGGCTGCTCAGGCTGACTAAAGTCACGTTGTTCAAAGTGCTCGACCAACATATCCTCAGCATTGACGTTGCCAAACAGATCTGCCAGTCGTTGCTTCAGTGAGACTTCAAGCGAATCATCCAATTTCGGGGTCACACCTTTTGGGCCAAGATAATGGCTTGACTGATTTTCACTTTTCGAGCGCTGAATTATTTCCTTGCGTTCTTCGGCATGATCGAAGCGACCAGGCTGACTGGTCTTGGCTTGCCAATACTCCTGCTGGAGAAACAGATACAGCGCTTTGCTGAATTTGTCAGTTGACGTTTGAAGCAGAGATGGCTCTTTGAAGTCATCGTCCACCAGCAACTCTCCGACGGCCAGTGCACCGTATTCGTCACACATGAGGCCAACTCGTTCTGACGCGTCCTCAATCTCGTTTTGGGTGGGCACTGGCATTGCCGCGACTTCTGCGAAAACTGCGTTTCGCGATGCAATGGGCATGGAGCCTGCTGCTCCGTTTATCAGTGCCGCAGTGATGGGCACTGGACTTTTGCTGGCACTCTCGAGCAGCGAGCGAATCAACTCGGTGGAGTGGACCTTGCGCACCAGCTGGATAAAGTGCTCCATGGTCGGTAATGTTTGCGGGCCCATGTCGACTTGCCGTGGCTTTGTCGATCTTGTTTTCGGCTGCTTCTCCGCAACTGGTGGTGATTGTTTTTTAACGACGTTCTGCTCGACTGCTGACATGGGCTTGCTCCTTGGTTTGATAGATGCGCGATTGCGTGACAGGTTAATAGATGTTTTCAAAAAAACCGACACAAGGTCGGCGGCTCCATACTGATCTCAACGATCAGTAATTCTTGACTCCAGGCTTGAGGAGTCCATATCGATCCATGCGAACACGGATAAATCTCGGTGTCACGCCGAAGCGCGTAGCCAGTGCCTTTAGCAACGGATCCATACCGTCAAAACCAAAGATGCTCTTGGCTGACAGGGTCATGCCCATGCCTGGAAAATCTAGATCGAGAGATGGACTACGCGTGATCGTCACGCTGTATTGCTCGGCCAAATCTTCGACTGCACGCATCAGGTGCTGGCGCGGCACCAGCAGTGAACCCATGAATTCATTGGCACGAAACTCCGCAAAACGAACGCTTGCCTCGTGCGCAGTGTTGCCTACATTGGGAGATTTGGCCAAATGCTCAGCATTTGGTGTCGAGGTGCGATAGGCTTTATGCGCGGTGAGTGCGGGCTCATCGAACAGTCCCGCACCTTGGGCTGCTTCATAAATCCAACCTGGTGCTTCAAAAACTGCATGCCCAAGTTCGTGGGCAAAAGTGCTCAAAACCAATTCAATCGAAGCAATTTCGCAAACTGGTGTGACCAAGAGCAGCGCAGCATCCTTTGACCCTTCGGGGTCAAACTCACAAACGCCCAAAACCGCGCAGCCCGACTCATCTTTAACTGGGTGATCGGTATCGACCCATAACTCGTATGGGATGCCATTGACCTTCATGTTGTCAATGGCACCCAGTATTTCGAGCGTTAAAGCATCGGTGTCATCACTGATCAATTGCTGGCGCGCTTGCAGTGCAATATTGGCAACTTGGGTGTGCTTGACGTAGGCAGGAAAATAGCGGTCGCAGTGCTGGTAGCTGAGCGTTAGTAACGACATTCACTTCTCCGCCTGCGACTGCTTGCGGTACATCCGCACGACGTTGCCAACCTCTGTCTGCAAGTCCGGCGGCAAGCGGCTTGCTTCAATGAATGCATCATCAACGCTCACGCCTAAAATTTCAGCGGCCTTGATGATCAGTTCGTCTTTGGGGGCATTTTCTCTGTCGCGCTCAATGCGTGACCAGTAGGCAGGCGAAATCTCGAGCAGACGGGCAAAGTCGTTCATTTGCATGCCCTTTGCCTCTCGATGATTTCGTATGAATGCTCCGAAGCTCATGGTGTTATTTAAGTTGCGCGATTAGTTAATTTGACAACTATACCGCAAACGTCTGTCTTTTTGTGCAGACTGGGAAAATTTAACGTCAGTGAATTTTTGGCAGGTCTGCGCGCAAGCGATCCCGAAAAGCACGCATGATGACCATGCTCGCCTCATCGGGCTCGGTCTCACCCGTGGCCTTGAGCAACTGGTCGTTGCCAGCATAAAAGCCCATGTGGTTGCGAATCCAAACGCCCAATCCAAAGTGCAGCGCGTAAATGTCTTCGCTGTCCATGGCCGCGATCTTGGTCTGCTCGGATTCCTCCACCATGCTCAGGAGCAGGCGCACCGCAGCATCCACCGTGGTTGGAAATTCATTCGCCATGGTCACCCTTTCGCCAGTCCCAAGGCGCAATGGGTGACTTGTCTCCCCAAAGACCCTGGTGGCGCGACTGTGCGCCCAGTTCCGCCTTTTCATACTTGGGTAGGTCATCTGCAGGCTGTTCCTTGGCGTACTTGCGGTACCACCAAGCCAGACCGGCGCTCACCTGACTCAAGCCTGCATCGAACGTCCTGGAACAAGCACTTGAGCAGTTGGGCGACGCCACCAGCACTTTGCCAACGATACGTTTGTACCGATCAAGCTTTGTCCACTCAATGTCGACCTCTTTGTCGAAAACCAGTCGTGACAGGTTTTCCTTCGACACCTGACCGAATGCCTGCTTTTTTTCGGGCGCATCAATTCCGGCGACCCGAATCTTGTGCTGTACCTTTGCGGCATCAAGCACTGTGATGGTGTCGCCATCAGTGACGCCGACAACATGGCCGGTCAGCACCTCAGCATTGACTGGGCAAAAGGCCACGCTCAGCGCCAGCGCAAATCCAAAAATCCTCATCCGATTACCCTCTGTTGCCCTACGTTACCCATCGTCTTGGAGGATTTGATTCATGATTTCTGGGTCTTTCAAATGCCCTTTGCAAACCATGAAACCTATCAAACTCACTCTCCCAGAACAGATGTCAGCGCGCCAGCGAGCAGCCGAGATCACATCCATCCTGTCGGCAGCCATTATGCGTACTCACGCCAGTGGTCAGTCCGCGACAGACCAAATAGAAAGACAAGTTGGACTTGGCTTTTCTGGTGACCAGCGCGTTCATACGAACCCCTATCAAACAAGGAGTTCCAAATGAGTGACACCACCACCTCAGTGGCTGCCCAAGTGGCCGCACTGTCCAGCCTGCCAACACCAGACTTGTGGGCACTGTGGGATCGGTTTTTCAAACGCCGCCCGGACAACCCGAACCGCAATTACCTCGAGTCGCGAGTAGCCTACAAGCTTCAGGAACAGGCGTTTGGCGGTCTACCCGCAGAGACACAACGCCGACTGATCAACATCGGCATACGCCACTCCAAGATCAAGAGCAGGCAGATTGCCCGCGACATTGAACTGGCACCCGGCACCGTTCTGCTGCGCGAATGGGGCGACCGTGACCACAAGGTGACCGTGACCGCAGAGGGCACCTTTGAATATGAGGGCAAGTTCTTCAAGAGCCTGTCTGCGGTGGCCAGACACATTTCGGGCACGCCATGGTCAGGACCACTGTTTTTTGGCTTGAAGACAAACCGCAAGGAGGCTGCATGAGCGTCACCTCCCAAATTGCATCGCCCAAACCGCGTAAACGGTGCGCCGTGTACTGCCGCGTCTCAAGTGACGAGCGGCTGGAGCAGGAATTCAACTCCATCGATGCGCAGAAAGAGGCAGGCCAATCCTATGTTGCCAGCCAACGCTCGGAGGGCTGGATTCCGGTGGTGGACGACTACGACGACCCCGGGTTTTCTGGCGGTAACACCGAGCGACCTGGACTCAAGCGCCTGATGGCAGACATTGAGCGCGGTCTGGTCGACATTGTGGTGGTCTACAAAATTGACCGGCTTACCCGCAGCCTGGCCGACTTCTCAAAAATGGTCGAGGTGTTCGAGCGCCAGGGGGTGTCATTCGTATCCGTCACCCAGCAGTTCAACACCACCACGTCCATGGGCCGCTTGATGCTCAACGTGCTGCTGTCGTTTGCCCAGTTTGAGCGGGAAGTCACCGGCGAGCGGATCCGCGACAAGATTGCCGCCAGCAAACGCAAGGGACTGTGGATGGGTGGTGTGCCGCCCTTGGGCTACGACGTGGCCAGCCGGTTGCTGGTGGTCAACGAAACTGAAGCCGATCTGGTGCGGCGCATTTTTGGTGAAATGCTCACCATCGGATCGCCGACGCGCATCGCGCAGGGCTTGGCCAGCGAGGGCATCACCACCAAAGCCTGGACGACCCAAGATGGTCAGGTACGCAGTGGCACCCAGATGGACCGGAAATATCTGTACAAGCTGCTGCGCAACCGCATCTATTTGGGCGAGTTGTCACACAAGGGCAGTTGGTTCCCGGGCGCGCACGCACCAATCATCGACCACGGTCTGTGGGGGCAGGTGCATGAAGTGTTGGCGCGCGACTCGCATGTGCGGTCGGTGGACACACAAACCCGCGAGAGCACGGATGCACTGTTGCGCGGCCTGTTGTTTGGCCCCAGTGGCGACCCGATGTACCCGACCTACGCCAGCAAGAACAAACGCAAGTACCGCTATTACGTCTCCAAGGCTGAAATGCGATTTGGTGCAGCGGGTAAAACGCACGAGCGCATTCCGGCCGCCGAGGTGGAAGCGGCAACGGTCAACCAGGTCAAGACCGTGCTCTCCAGCCCCGAAGCCATCACCGCCGTTTGCAAATCACTTGAACTACAAGGTGTCCAGATCAACGAAGACGAAATCGTGATGGGACTTCACCAGCTCGGGGAGGCTTGGGAGCAGCTTTACCCGGCCGAGCGGATCAGGATCGTCAAATTAATGATTGAGCGTGTTGATCTGGTTGCAGGTGGGTTGAAGGTGAAGTGGCACGCCCTGGGCTGGAAGGAACTCATCAAAGAGTTCGCAGCGAAGGGCATTGGTGCGGAACTGGTGGAAATGGAGGCCGTATGAACGCTGACCTCGAATCCTTTGTGCCTCTCACCTATTCTCGACGTGGCGTTCAGCGGCTGGCCACCACCAGCGCGGTCGCGCATGACACGACGTTTTTGGTGGGGCTGAGTCGTGCGTTTTACTGGAAGAGCCTGCTTGACACCGGAGCCATGAAAAGTGGTTCTGAGATAGCCAAGAATGAAGGTCTTCACCACTCGGTGGTCAACGAACTGATGCGTCTGACACTTCTGGCACCCGAGATCATCATGCAGTTGATGTCCGGCACACAACCACGGCGGCTGAACTTGATGTGGTTTCAGCGCAACCGGCTTCCGGTGGACTGGCAGGCCCAGCGCGCCATCATCGACGGCTTCAAATAG